TCACTGCGGGTGGCTGGCCTTGCGCACGGCATCGAGCATGCGCGCACGATCCAACGCCGCCTGCTGCACGATGGCGGGAGAGAGGCTGAAATTGGCCGCCGCTGGGCTGGGCGCGGGAAGAGGCGTAACCGACACCGGTGCCGGAACGGCAGGCGCGATCGAGGTTGGCGCAACCGGGGGCGTCGGTGCCGTGGCCGGCGTGGTCAAGTTGCCGTCGCCATTGTGCAGCACGTTGCAGGCGTCCGATCCGGCCGACGAGCTTCCCGCCTTCGGGGAGTTGCTGCGCGCCACGAAGACGCTCTCGGACCAGCCGGGGCCCTTCACCTGCTGATTGACGCAGAACGAAGATCCGTCCTGGCCGGCCGAGTGGATGACATCGCTGAGATTGGTCTGCGAGCAACCGGACAGCAGGATGCCGGTGCCGGTGAGCAGGATGGCGGTGATGAAGGCGGGAACGAAATTGCGCATGATCATTGGCCCTCCTGGGCCCGGGGAAAGGCCGCGGCTGCGGCGGAAGAATTGAGGATCAGTAGTTCCGGCGCGACCTTCGCCTTGCCGCCGGCGACCGTGTATGACGTCGTGACCTCGCGGATTTCGAAGCCGGAGAAGATCGAGCGGACGTCTTGGTGGTCGTTGATCGATAGGATGACGTGCCCATCGATGCGCAGCAGCGCGGCGGCCAGGCGCTCGAAGTCCAACCGAGAGAAAACGCCGGGGCCGTAATAGTCTTCGGACCCGTAATAGGGCGGGTCGCAATAGAACAGCGTGCCCGGCCGGTCATAGCGGATGATGAAGTCGGCATAGGGCAGGCATTCGATGACGACACCGGCCAGCCGTTCATGGAGATCTTCGAGGCGCGGCCCCAACGTCTGCACGTTAAACCGGCCGGAGCGGCTGGCATCGACGCCGAAGGTGCGGCCAGCCACCTTGCCGCCGAAGGCGAGGATCTGCAGGTACAGGAACCGGGCCGCCCGCTCGAGGTCGGTCAGCGTGTCAGGATCCGTCTGCCGCAGCCGCTCGAATGACGATCTGCTGGAGAGCTGAAACTTGAGCATGTCCATGAACTGCGGATAGTGGCGCTGCAGGATCCTGAAGAAGGTCGCCACGTCCCGGCTGATATCGTTGATCACCTCGGAGGGCGCGGCCCTGGTCCGGCGCAGGAACACGCCGCCCATGCCGACGAACGGCTCCGCATAGATCCGGTGGGGAATGCGGCCGATCAGATCGACGATCTGGCTGGCCAGACGGCTCTTGCCGCCAACATATGCCGCCGCTGGCTTGACCGCGGCGACTTCACGAAAGCCTGTAGACTCCATTTCGGGGTATGCCTAGAACTGTCCCGCCGACGCGCGTCGGTGGCGGGCTGGCCTGTTACGGCCGTTGCAGATCAGGCGAGGTCACACTCGCGGCTCGGGTGTTGGCGCACCCTGGCCCCCGCCCGGCCGGTTCAAGCAGCCTGCGCGAGGAAATGTTGTCTTGGATGGTTAGGTCAGCCCTGCGGCGGCGGTGCGGACGGCTGCTCGGCAACCTGCTCAGGAGCAGGCGCGGCGGCGGCACGCTTGGCGATCTCCGCCTTGAGGGCATCGCCCATCTTGCTCACCAGCCAGTTGATGAACGCCTGGCTATTGGCCGCCCACCATTCGGCGAGCGTTTCCTGATCGGCGTTTTTGGCCCAGCCGTAATTGCCGGCCAGCACCGACAGCGGCTTGCGGATGAGCAGCCACAGCGAGCCAGCGGCCGGTTGCTTGATGATGGCGTCCAGGTGGGCGGCGACGCCCGACGCCACCGGCGCCAGCAGAAGCCAAAGCCAATGGGGGAGCGCCTGCGCGCACTGAAGCGCCAGATTAAGATCGTCCATGATGGTGAACTCCGTTGAAAGGGAGGGGAAGGTCAGGCCGGCGCAGTCAGCGCATCGTCTTCGGCGCGGAATTCGCGGAAGAGCCAGCCTTCGAGAAATTCAGGTTTGCCCAGGGAGGCATAGTGGACGCCGAGTTTCGCCATGAACCGCGGCACGAGATCGGCGGTTTTGGCGTGGCCGACCGCCGAGATGGTGGCCGGCCCGATCGAGCCGTCGGCAATGACGCCGATAGCCGCCTGGAGGGCCTTCACGCCTTCGGACGGGCCGACATTGACGGCGGCCTCGAACAAGAGCGCATTGATCGGCCAGGGCAGATAGTCGCAGCGCAGCGGGGCCCAAAAGTCCCGCTGATAGATCGCCTTGGCCTGATCGAGCGTGAGATTTGCGACGTCGACGTTCGGATAGGATCGCTTGCTGATCCCGAACTTTGTCACGCCGCCCGGGTCAGCCGGGTTATTGACCAAGCCGCCCTCAAGGTCGATGACGATGGGGAATGCGCGATCGATGTCGCCCATGGTGGCAATCTCCAAAAATGGCTTAAATTGGCTTGGATTGTTCAGATCTGGCCAAATTCGGCCAAATCAGGGCGTGTGCTCGACGAGCTTGCCGACGTTCAGGTGCGACATTTTGTCGATAGCCTCGATGCAGATCAGGATCACCAACAGCATGATCGCGATCCAGAATACTGCCCTTACCTTGCGGTAGATGACGTCGAGTTCGGACGGCGCGGCCTCTGACGGAACAGGTGACGGAGCAGGCGAGGGGACCGGTTGCTGAGACTTGGCATACCGCGCGTCCATCGTTTCGATCTTGTCGCGCAGCCACGCATTATCGTTGTGCCTCTCGGTCTTCAGGACTTCGAGTTGTGTCTTGATGCCGTCGACCTTGCCATCCAGCCCGGCGACGGTTCCTTTGAGGTCGTCGACCTTGCCGTCGACGCTGCTGATCCTCTCTTCCAGCACGTCGATTCTCCCTTGCAGGACGGCCGCTTCAGTTGCGCTCATGTTGTTTGCCCGATGCCGAGGTGCGACTTTCGTGGATGTCGTCATTGCGCGATCCCCTGCGAGATCTGCGCGATGCGAGCCGTGGTGATCACGGCCGGCGTCGGCGCGGTCGGGCTGGCGAGATAGGCCAGGCCCTCCTGGATCGAGACGAGATTGGGGTTGACCGGGTTATTCACCGACAGCGCCAATTCGAAGGTCGCCCAGAACTCGGCGATCACCGCATCCTGGGGGATGGCGGAGGTATTGGCGAACAGGGCCGAATTCGCCGGTACCCCACCGCTCGCCGCCAGGGCCTTGATCTTCATCCGCTCGGTTGGTGCGAAGGACAGATAGAACTGCACCGGCGTCAGTTCGGGATAGGTCATCGAAGGTGCCGTAAAGGTGGGGATGTTGTTGGTCACCGAGCAGGACCATCCCACCTGCGTCGGATCGCTGTCCTGGGCGGTATAGATGGTGCTGCCTGCCGGCCCTTGGACGGCTGCGGTGCCCAGTTGCACCGATGCCACCTGAGCGGTACCAGTTACCACGCCATTTTGAACGTAAATATATTTCATGGCTCTCCCCTAAACTCAGGTCGACTCTTCGAGCGCCGACATCGAAAAGTTCATCGACGCGCTCGAACTGGTGATCGTCATTGTCACGCCGGCCGCGACGTAATAAGTCAATTGGCCGCCGCCCGCCGCCGCCCCATAGCTGGTCACGACAGTGCCATTGACCGACAAATTTCCGGATGCGGTGGCATACCAATTGATGAGCAGCTTGGCGGGCGAGGATGGGGTGTAGGTCAGCGCCGTGTTGTTGCCGCCGCCGATATAACCTGTTGCCATTGGCTCTCCCCTCAGTTGATGTTGCGAAGGGTGGTGCGCTGCAACCCCTGCAATGTTGCGACATTTCCGGTGATATTCATGGCTTGGCCCGGTGGCGTGTTACATCGTGCATCCACATTGAAAGGTTGTTTCAGCGTCAGGCGCGTGGAAACGGTGCCGTTTACAATCACGCGAACATTTGACCCAGGCGCGGCCGAAGCGGCGGCGATGCCGATTGGCACTTGGACGGGTGCGGTGGCCAGCATCGCAGTGAGGTTCGGAACTCCGCCCATGCTGCCGAAGATCCAGAAGCCAGACGAATAGAGGCTGCTGACACCAAAGGTCGGTGCGATCGGAAACAGGATCATTGAGACGCCGCCGGCCGTCGTATTCAGCACGGATGTCGTCGCTGCATAGGTGACTGACGCGATGCGCGTCAGGTAGGATCCCGCCGGCGTGGTGTAGGCGTTCGCCACCACTGCTCCGCCATCGGGCGTTCCATAGACCGCCACCTTGTTGAAGTTGCTATAGCCGAGGGTGTTGACCACGGTCGGCGCCTTCAAAACGCTGGCGGTATTGCTCAGGACGGTGACAGACGTGCTGGTCGAAGCGGAATAGGCGCTGGCGACGATGAAACCGCCGCCTTGCAGCGTCGAGATGCTGACGCTGCTGACGCCGCCGCTGACGGTGCTCGTTCCGGTCCCGATAGCCGAACCAGACCCGGTCCAATTGCCGTAAGCGAGGGTGGTGCTGCTGCCCTGACCCGAGGCACCGACAAAACCGCCGGTCGATGTTGGGGCGACGACAATTCCGCTCGGGCTGGTTGCGCCGCCAGCACTTGCCGTGGTGAGCAGCGATCCCGCCGCCGACAAAACGGCATATTGAGCACTCCCGCCAGACGCAGCGTATCCCACGACATAGCCACCACCGCTGAGCGGACAGGAGTTGAAGCCATCATTGGCCTCAGACCCGGTAGTGGACGAAAGTGTGAAGGGTGCCGTAACCACGCTGCCAGTCGGGCTGAAGACGGCAGTCTTGTACCCAGCCGTGCCGCTGTTGACGCTGCCGCCGCCCCAAGACAGAGCGAAGTTGCCATTGATAAGCGGGATGACATTGACCCTGTAGCCGCTCGACCAAGATGTGGTCGGATCGGCGTTGGTCAGGGACGTAACCAGGGTGCCGCTGTTGCTGTAGATGGCGAATTGAGCGGTATAGGTGGTGGCGGTCCCGCTGAACCCAGCGATGACAAAGCCTCCGCCAGCAAGGGCGCCAACAGCAACGATATTAGCGATCGTTCCAGCGAGGCCAACGCTGGTCGAATTGACGATGACTTGACCGAGAGCATTCATGACCATGAATGCAGGACCGGTCGTGCCGCTCTGGCCATAAACGAGAACGGTGTTGCCGTTCGTCAGCGTTGCCTGGGCATAGTTGCTGCCGCCATAGGAGCCGTAACTGGCATTGCCGATATTCTGTGTCGCAACTACTTGCTGCCAATTCGTCGCGACGGCATTGAAGATCGGTCTCAGGGCAGACAAGGGGTTTGCCGGATCGGTAGCCCAATAGGCATTTCCATCACCGCCGAGAGTGACAATGTCGCCTGCCGAAATATTGTCGTTGCTGGGCACCAGCATGCTTGTGCCAGGGCCCGAGAACACCGTGCCAGCGGCGGCAAATGCCGAGCCCGAGGTGCTGGGAGTGGCCTGATAGGAACTGACGGGAAAGCCAAGCCCGCTGTCACCACGGTTTGTCATCAGAAGTTACCCCCGATCCCATGGACCTTGATGCCAGACAGCATGGCCGGGTTGCCAACCTGTACGGCCGAGCCGACGGCGGCGCTCGCCAGTATGCTGAAGATGCCGGTGTAGGAATTCGCCGACAGCACTTCGTTCACGTTTGGCCCGGCCAGCGTTTCGGTCTGTTTGACGCCACCGGTGGTCATGCCGGTGATCGTGAAGTTGACGGCGGACAGGTTGCCACCGCTCAGAAGCATGATTTTGCTGGGAAGGGTGAAGATGCTGGAGCCGGCCACCGGCGACGTGCCGATTGAGACGGTGCCGGCATTGGTCGACAGCGGGATGATGGCCAGCAGGGCCTTGTAGACATTCGCCGCATAAACGGTGGTGTTGTTCGGGCCTGCGACAGTCTCTGTGATGATCGCGCCGGTGGCGTCGCGGCCGATGACGAAGAAGTTGACCGCCGACAGGTTGGACGTGCTGGTCAGGGTAGGCACGAACGGCGTGCCGTTGACGAATGGTGCAGCCGCCAGCGTCAGGGGAGTGTTTGCCGCGGGCGCTTGCGCCGCGGCAACAGCGGTCGCCGATGCCAACGTCACGCTGGTGCCGTTGAGCGAAAGATATCCGGCTGCGCCCAGCGTCTGCGAAATGGCGATCGACGCAGGGTTGATCTCCGATGCCAACTGAGTGTCGTTGATCGACGCACGCAATGACCAGCCGGCCGGCAGAAGCTCCGGGATCAGATTGGGAGATGTGACGGCTTCCAGAGTGCTGGCGCCCAAGGCAGCGCCAGCCGAGGGCGTTTGGCTGCCGATCGAGATTTCGTTCCACAGATGATAATTGGCACCGTCATAGAACCAGAGCCGCAGGACGGATGCGATCGTCGGGCCAATGGCTTCCAGCACGATGCGTTCGATGCGGCTTCCGGAGGTGCCGGCCGTGAGGATGGTGACCGGATTGGTCGGCAGCGTGCGCGAACTGTCGCCGATCTGGACCGTGCCAGCACCCCGGATCGGGTTGATTGCAAAATTGGGTGAGCCCTGGGCCATGGGTTAACTCCTAGAGAATGAAGCCTTGCTGGTAGGCGAAGTTGTAGGGGCTGCCCTGGACGGACACCGGCGTGGTGATGTTGAACACCCACCAGTTCGTCGCGCCGTCGGAGACGAAGAGCGCCGAGGTGCCGGACGTAAGCTGATAGGTCGCGCCGGCGGCGCCACCGTCGAAGCCGTCTGCGGCGTTGGCGTTCAGATTGACCAAGCCGCCATTGGCCAGCACCGAAAAGGCGAAGCCATTCCAGGTCGTGGCCACCTGCGGCAGGTTGATGGTACCGAAGCCGACGAGGTTATTGCCGTTGTTGCCGCCGATGCCTGCCGTCACTGAATAGGGGCTGGTGAATTGGACGATCGGCTCGCTGGTCTGAACGCCGGAGCTCGAAACGCGCAGACTGGAGTCGACCAGCTTCAACGTCAGGGTGCCGCCGCTGTTTTGCAGGCCGATGCCGAGGTTGAGACTTCCGACATTACCCACCAGCAAAGACCACACTGCGGTGGCCGCATTGCCGCTCGTCGTGCAGATCCATAGGAAGCCGTCGCTGGTATCCCAGACGATGGTCGGGGCAGAGACACCGGCGACGCCGGTTGATCCGGCCACATGGCCATTCGGATTTCCGGCATATACCTGGATGAAGGATACCGGCCCGGATCCGCCGCCGGAGATGAAGGCGGCAAAGGCCGCTTCGAGCTCGGCCACCAGATTGGTCATATTGCCGTCGTTCGGCACCGAAATGCCTTGCGCCACGCAGAAGTTGGCGATGCCCGCCGCGATGAACGATGCCTGCTGAAGGATAATGTTCATCACCGTCGGATCGACGACGCCGGCGGTGAAGCCATTTAGCTGGATTGACGACCCGGCATAGCTCGCCTGGGGCTGCAAATTCGCCAGACTGCTATCGAACTGAAGGATCTGAGTTGATGGAGGCATCTGCTATGGCTCTTATGAAGGCGGCGAAAAAGTGCCCCAGCATCCAGTTCCCAGGCCGGCGAGACCGGGCCCAGGCGAGGAGCCAGCGGGATGGAACCCAAAGAGGGGGGCCGCAGCGGTTGCGGCGACGTGTGCTTTGACGGTGATGCCGGCAGGGCGCGCATCGAGGTAGCCGTTGTTGAAAAGCGCCTTCTCCTGCGCGTCCATCACGAACCCGGCCTGCCCGATATGCATGGTCAGGTTGCCATTGTCCTGGATGACGGGCTGCGCGCCGACATGGTTCGACCACCATGTCGCGTAGGCTTGGTACGCGCTGGGGATCGAGCCGATCCACAGGTTGTTGAGATATGCCAGGCCCTGCAGGTATTGGGAAAAATGGACATCGTCGAGCTGGGTTGTGCCGGCCTGCGCCGCCGCGGTCAGCGAAAGATAACGAGTGGCGCCGATCCATTGCCCGGTCTTGTTCAACTGATCGCCGACACCAGCCTGCACGTCGAATTTCCCCGGCAGGCTCAGCGCCGCCTGCACGATGTCGGCCGGCCCTTGCACCAGCGCACTTATCAATGCCACGAAATTCGGGCGGACCCGATGCTCAGACGTGATCAGGTTCAGGTATTCGGTGACCGAGGCGGACGGGAAGACGTCCGTGTTGAAGAGCGTCAGCAGGCTCATGGCGTCACGTAATGAGCGTGACGTTGGACGCCGAGCAGGTCGCGATCTGATTGAAGGTCAGAACGATCGGGCTGGTGCTCTGGCTGCCCGCGCCGATCGCCATGGTTAGGGCGGTAATGGCGAAGGTGCTCGAGACGGTCTGGCCGACGAGGGACGCCGCCGCCTGGACCTGGCCCGGATAGACCGTCTGACCGCCGCCCAGAGAATTGATGAAGGAGACGATGGCGTTGATGATCTGGGTGCCGGTGGCCGCCGCATAATTGGCCAGCGGCTGGATCGTCACGACGACGGTAATCGGCTCCTGGGTGAAATAATCGAAGTTGATCACCGTCGGCACGCCGGCGCTGTCGATGACGGTCACCTGCTGCGCGCCCTGGGTCTGAATGCCCGGCGGCTTGCGGTTGGCGATGGCCGTCGCCACGGCGGTGGCGGAGCCGCCTTCGACGACAATCCAGATGCTATGGGCGGGCGTGCCATAGCCATCGGTCGAGCTGCCGGGGTTTTCGTGCCCCGCATAGGCGACGACGCCGGGCACCGCCGCCACGGACGCCAGGATGGAGGCGATCAGCGTGGTGGACGGCCCGGCGGTGCTGGCCGCTTGACGCATGCGCAGAGCGCCGTCGTTTTCGACGTTCGAGCCGACCGTGGCCGCTGTCGCGTTTGTCACCGACTGCCAGCCGAGGGTGGGGTTGGCGATTGTGGTGATGGTGTTGGGTGCCGCCGCGATGGCGCCGATGGTTGTGCAGGTGGCGGTCACCGTGATGGTGCCGGTGTTCGGGATCACGGTGTTCGCCGGAAGCGCCCACTGATAGCCGTTCAGATCCTGGGCGATGCCGGCCGGGATAGTCTGGTTCGCCTGCCCGGTGATGGTCAGAGGGGCGGTGCTGTAGGTGCCAGCCTGCCGCGCCAGGGCGTTGATCTTGACGGCGGACGACAGCGGCGTGCCGGCGGCGGTGGCCGGGCTATAGGCATTATAGAGTGCCACCATGGCTAGGTTGCAGTCATAGATGGCCTGCGCGAAGATCGCGAGCATCTGACCGTCCTGGGACGAGGGCGAAATTACGGCCGTCGAGCCGTAAATGGCCTGGAAAGAGGCCTGCAGCGACGCATAGATGTCCGAATATGCCGGGATCGAGATCCCATTGGCGCTGATCGTCGGGCCGAGGGTCTGCAGCGGATAAGTCGTCACAGGTTCACCGTGATTTCAATCGGGGTGGAGCTGTAGATCGTCGCGATGGTTGCCGACACGGTGAAGGTGCGGGTCGGGCCATAGAAGACGCTGTTGTAGGACACGATCTCGGAGACGCCCTGTGTCTGCAGGATGGCCGTCTGGATCGCGCTGTCGCGGGTGGGGGCCGTGCCGGTGCCCAGAACCTGGGTGTTGTAGGGAACACCCACCGTTTCATCGAGGAACCATTCGCCCTGGATCAGGCGCAGGTTTGTCTTGACCAGTTGCGCCACGGCTTGTGGGTCATTGTCGTAGAAGAACGTCGACCCCGAGCAAAAGGTCGCGTCGTCGTTCATATCGAGAGCACGATAAAGCATGGATCATCCCACTGCCGGGCCGGTGGTGGCCCCGCCCGAGGTGACACCGCTATGGACGTGACCCTGAAGGTCAATGCTGCCGGCGGTAACATCGCCCGAGAAGGTTGCCGAGCTGCTGCCCGTCACAGCCCCGGTCACCGCCAAGGTGCTGTCGATCTTCGTCGCGCCCGTCACTTCGAGCGGACCGACAACTTTGAGGCCGCCCGAGAATGTCATCGTGCCGGTGTTGTCGCCGTTCATGACTATGGTCGAACCGGCCTTATCGGTCAGGGTGACCGTGCCGCCCGTGCTCTGCACCGAGGCATTCCCGGCCGCCTTGACCGTGGCGGCGCCCGAGGTGATTACGTTGACCGCGTGATTGGCCGCGACCTCGAAATAGGCTTGGCCATCATCGGACCGAAGTTGGGTCGAAGTGGTCGACGGATTGGTGATGACCTTCGGCTGCGAGAAGCATTTCGGGATGAAGAACCCGTCCGACAGGTCGTGCATCCGGTATTCCTGCTGCGGCTGGGCCTGCAGCGTCTGCCCGGTAGAGGGGTTATAAGACGTGTTGGGCGCCGCCGCCGGACCGTTTGCCCACCAGGCGTCGATGCACCGGTTTGCGAAGACCACCAAGCCCTCGTCGCCGGCCTTCAGCGGGAAGGTCAGTGTGAAGCCGCCGCCCGAGGGGAAAAGCACCGGGCAATGGATCAACTGCGGCAACTGAACCTGGGTGATGGTGGTGCCATCGATCGAGCGCATCGGCTCGGCGATCGCCACCACCAACGTGACCGTCATCTCGTTAGGGCTATAGGCCTGGACGATGGCGGGCATCGCCGTCCACAGCCGCGCCTGCCGACCATCCATCGCAGCATTCAGCGCCTCGATGGGGTCGACGTAACGTTCTCTAGGGTCCATCGGACGTTCCCCCGCCGCTGTTCGGCTTGACTTGATTTCCGGAGGAGGCCGAGGTGTCGACCGCCAGGCAGATCAGGTCCGAGTACCATTCCTCGCCGCGGGTATCGCCGACCATCTCATGCACGATGACCTTGTAGGTGCCGTCGGCCGATTGATCGGCGAACAGGGCGATGTTGTTGTAGGAGGGATATCCCTGCGACAGGACGGTGGTGGAATTGATCGAGGCGTTGTCGATCTTGACCAGCCCGCCGACGACGATGTTCGGATTGAGCAGGCATCGGATCTTGATGCCATTTTGGGTCTGCTCGGGCATCCCGATCAGGCCAGTCCGAGCGGTCAGCACCACCGCCTCATTCGGCGCGTAGCCGGTCTGAGGTGACCATGTAAGGACGCCGTTCTGGATCGACCAGACGCAGCCGGTGTTGCCGGCTACTTGGCGGGCATAAGCGCGGGCGAGGCCGAACAAGACCTTGCCGCGGGCGATGATGCCGCCGGTGCCGTTGGTGAGTGGCGTGGTGTCGCCCTGCGTCACGTTCGCCGATGACATGGAGGCGGCCACCGCATTCGCCTGCTGCACCGGAGAGGCCGCGCCAGCCGCCAGGGTGGTGTTCACCACCGAGGTCAGATAGGCGAGGTCACCGTCCGCCGCATCGATCTCGACATACTTGGTCACATTCGATTCTCGGCCGACCTTCACCCACTTGATATCGCCCTTGAAGATCTGACCGTATTGTTGGCCGCCCTGATAACCGGCCTGCAGGATCACCGACGAGAATTCCTGCTGGATGAGTTGCGCTGTCGTGTCGGCCGGGTTGTAGATGCGGATCGTCGCCGTGTTGGGCGTTTCGACCTCGGGCGCCCGGATCTGGAACCGGAAATGCAACTGCGACAGGTCCAGCGCCGTGTCGCGGTGGCCGGTTGTCGATCCTTCGCCGGTCACCGGGTCGAGGGTGAAGGTATCTGCCCCGCCGGGCCCTGTGACGATCAGCGAATATTGACGCCCGAAAAGATGATCGCTCATGGCGCCACATAGTAGAGCTGGGAGGTCTGGCCCAGGCTTTCATAGGTGGGCGGCGTCAGGGGGTTGCTGTCCGATTGAACGAGCAGCGCGCCATTGTTCGCCAGCCCCAGATATCCATATTGCTCGAGCAGGTTGGCGCCGGTCACCAGCGGCACCGAATTCAAGATGGGCGTGCCGGTCGACGTCGCCACGTCCATGCAATAGGTGCCCATGTATTTGTTCCACAGCACCCGCAGCGAATAGGTGGTGCCGCCCAGCGAAATAGACAGCGTCTGCGCGGCGTTCGTCAGGGGAACGGTATAGACCTTGGCCATTAGAAGCCCGCCCCGAGGATCGAGGCACCCGCGGCGCTGTTATAGTTGGTCGATGTCGACAGGGTTTGGGTGCCCTGATTGAGCGGCGCGCCATTGTCGGATGGGTTCGACATATTCGCCGAATTGCCGATCGTCGCCGTGGTGGTGGTCACGATGATCACCTCGCGCATCCGCACGGTCAGGATCATGGCGTTCTCGGTCTTGACGTCCGTCTCGGTCTGAAGGCTTTCGATCAGCATGTTGCTGTAGACCCGCTTGGCCGTGAAAACGTCGAGCGGGGTCATGTTGGCCTGCAGCGCCAAGAAGGCGTTGTAATATTGCTGGACGTATGAGACGTCGCCGGTGCCGTTGATCGAACTCAAGGCCTGCTGGACGGCGCTCAGGCCGGTGACGCCGCCGATGCTGATGCCCAGCAGCGATGTGCCGCCGGTTGCGCCGATGGAAGAGTTGGAATAGCCCACGCGAACGGTGAGCCGGGCAGGTTTCTTGAAGGCATGATCGGAGATCGTCGAGCCCTGTTCCACCGGGTGATCGGTGATGACGAGCTCGTCGACATGATCCTCTTCGATGGTGACGTCCGCCACCAGGCCGCCGATAGACCGCTCCGGCGACGGCTGCGAGATGAGATACCCGGCCGCCTTACCCAGCAGCCCAATGAACGGAAGATTGGTCACGGCGTTCCCCCAGCGGCGGCCGGCGGCCCGATCACGTTATTGGCGAGATTGCGGACTGCATTCGGCCAAACCGCATCCTGGGCCAGCTTGACCTTGTCGGCCGTGGCCTGTGCAGTCGGACCGCCGACGATGTTGATGTCGGTCTTCTGGTTCAACGTCACGTTCTGGCTCTGGCCGAGCTGCATCGGGCTGGGGGCCAGAGGGGCGTTGAACATATTGTCGGCGAAGATGCGGTCGGCCATGTCGGCTCGTTGCGCGGCGGCTGCCGCGCCTGCTGCGGGCCGCTCATATTCCAGGCTTACGATTTTCGCCGCGGCTCCGGCCGAATTCGCCTTAGCGAGATCGGCGCCAGCCGTCTGCTCGCCGCCGGATCTCATCTCATAGTCGGCAAACTGAAGCTGCTCGTCGAAAGTCGAGTCGGCGATGTTGTGGCCGAACAGCTTCTGAAATGCGTTCTGCCGGTCCTTATGCCACTGGAACAGTCCGAAGGCTTTGCCGTTGTCGCCGGAGGCAGCCGCATCGAAGCCAGACTCCGCCTGGATGTTGGCGACGATGCCGCTGGCCTGTTCCTTCGACCAGCCACGCGACACATAATAGGAGAACGCCTGCTTCAGGCGGGACACCCGGTCGAACTTCTCGCGCTGATGGGAAGCCAGCCACGCCTTGGCCTCGGGGGTATCCTCCTCATCGCCAAGCCTGGTTGGCTTGAGCGCCACATAAGCTGCGGTTAGCGGTGCCGCCAACGCTGATACCACGCCGAGCGCGCTCCCTTCTGCCGCCCCTGTTGCGGCGACGCGAGCAGCGACCCGGGCCATTGCCGCCGCCTCACCGGCACCCGCTGCGGCGGCCGTCGATGCCCCCGCCGCGCCAGCGCCAGCAGCACCGGCACCCGCTGCGGCAGCAGCCACCTTTTCCGCAGCCGAGAAGCCCAGGATCCTGCCGAGGAACTTCGCCGCCACCTTGCCGGAGAACAGCGTCACGATCGCGGTGCCGATCGCGCCGATGCTGAGCGGGATCTTGCCGAGCGCGCCGTCCAGACCGACCATGCTCAAATTCCAGCCCGCCGTCGCCTTATCGGCTTCGATGAACCAGCGCACCAGCGCCGTGACGTCCTTCACCACCTCGTCGGCGATCGGCAGGAAGTCATCGGCTATCCGCTTTTCGAGATCTCCGAACGCCGTGTCGAGATCGCGGACGTCATTGCTGAATTGGTGATAGGCCTGACTGTCCGGATCCGTGCCGGCGTGCGCCTTGTTGATCTCCGCCCTGCGCTTCTGATATTTGGCGCGCTCCTCGTCGAGATGAAGCTCCTGCTGGAGCAGCTCCTGCGGCGAGATGTTCATGCCGTACATTTGCGCCATCGATGACGCAATCATCAGGCCGGGCCCTTCAGTGCCATAGCGGCGCTTCAGCATGTCGATGACGTTGAACACCCGCTCCTGGGTTTCCAGCGCCTTGCCGGTGCTATCGAACATGTTGGCGCCCGCGCCCTGAAGCTGGTTGATCAAGCCGGGCATCATGCGCAGGCGCATGCCCAGACCTTCAATCTCGCCCATGGCCGTCGACGAACTGATGCCGACCTGTTCGGCGGCATATTGGAAAGATCGGATGCCATCCGTCGAGGCACCAATCCGCTGCGATGCGTAATAAAGGCTCTCCATTTGATTGGAGGTCTTCGTCACCATCGCCTCGATGGCGGTCGCGGCGGCCAGGCCGGCAACGCCGAACCCGGTAACCGCCTTTGTCGCCGACTCAACGCCACCGACGAAGCGCTTCAGCCCATCGGTATCGACATTGAAGCCGAGACCGACGAGGAACTCCTTGATCGTGTCGGTGGCGGCCATTATCGATCCCTTTTCACGGCGCTCAGGGCGCGCTGCTCGTTTTCGTTTTGCATGTCGATGATCTCGTTCATCTCCGTCACATCGAGGAGATCAATCGACCCGTCCTTGTAGCTTTCGATTTTGCACATGCCCCTGAGCAGGGGGCGGTACAGCCAGTCTAGGCCGTCTGGGTGCCGGACCCATTCGACGCCGTCGACTCCGCCTGGGGTCCGGTCGTATCTTGGCGGAGCGTGGCGAAAAAATTGCCGAGGTTGAACTCCAAGGCCTTGTCCACCAGACGGTGGATCACCTCGACGTCGATGTCCTCGTACATCAGGGCGCCGTTGGTGGCCATAAGCCGGGCCCAGCTCTGCCCATCCTTGCGGGTGACCACGGCCAAGCAGGTGTCGATGATGAAGTCGGCGTCCTGCGGCGGAAGGGCCGAGAGAACCAGGAACAGCGGGAGGAATTCCGCCATCGGGTTGTCCGAGGCCCGCATGTCCGCATACATCCCCGCCCGGGTGCCGCCAAGCTTCCAGGCGACACGCTGCTGGGTGCGCACATCAAGCTTGCCGATGTGATAGAAGACACCCTTCAGTTCGAGATCGGCGGTTACCATGTGCCGAGCACCGGATCGATGAAGGCGGCTTCGAATTCCCATTCGACGGGCCGTGGCTCCTTCGCATAGAGGTTCTCGGGGAATTTCTTGAAGGCCACGCCGGTGCAGGTGTACTGGTCACCCGAAGCGACGTCGGTCAGCGTGAGGACATTCTGCCCCCAATTGGCCGCCGAGGTCCGCTGGAACGAATACATCGCCTGCAAGACGGCATTGCTGTTCGACGTCTTGAGCAGCCGGACCGTGATCTTGCCGTTCTCATTTGGGTGCAGGACGTTTGCCACCGTGCCGTCGGCACCGATGATCTGGGAGTTTTTATCCTCCTTGGTGATCGTGATGCCTTCTTCGGCCGTCCCGCCGCCGGTGCCAAGCTGGCAAGAGCCGCCGGGGCCGGTAATGCTGCAAGCAACGTCGACGAAGCTATAAGTGCTCATGGGTCAGTCCTCACTGATTGACGTTGACGGTCACGGCCACGTTGTGGACGGCGCCGGCTTGCTTAAGCGCGATCTGGAAGGGCACGGATTGGCGTGCGGCGCGGGCGGTCGCCGATTGCGAACTCACCGGCGGCTGATAGATGTAGAAGCCCTTGGGCAGCGCATCGCCGGTGGCCAACTGGCCGAAGCCGGTGGCGGTCCACACGCCGGGAGCGGCCAAGCCGTTGGTCACGGCCTGCTGGCACGCCTGCGCCAGCACGGCGGCGATCTGGCTCATGCCGGCATCCGTCTGCGGGATCTTGTTCACCGACGCGAGCAGGTTATAGATGTTGATCTGGGCGTAATTGGCGAACCAGTCCAAGCCCATGATCAGGTCGGTGAATAGGCCGGAAACCGACTTGCCCTGCTCAATGATGGCCGTGCCGGTGTTGTAATTCACATAGACGTTGCAGTTCTTGCCCTCGAGGGCGGCGATCTGCGAGCTGGTCAGCGTCTCCGGCGTCACACCCGGCTCGGCCTTGTACATCAGCGTGATGGCCGTGTTCGTGCCGGTCCAGTTCGTGGTCATGATCCGGGCCAGGTACGAGACGATCGCATAGGGGTTCTGGCTCGAATACTGGCAGGCGGTGTGGTTGTTCGCGAGCTGCTGCAGGAGGTAGGCGACGTCCGTGGTGGAGGTCGACAGCAGGGCGCCAACTTCCTGGGTGGTGACCCCGTAATAGTGACGGGCCACCGATGCCGCTTCGACATAGGTCGAAATCGCCGTGTGATCGGTGTCGGCCGCGCCCAGCACTACCAGGCCGTACCAATAGCCGGGATAGAGGTTGTCCATGGCGGTGACGGCCGCGAGCGCGCTCTCCGCCGCCTGGCCGGCCGCGGTATAGGCCCCCAGCGCGGTGGTACCGGACAGCATGGTGTTGATGGCCGTGCCGACACCGCCGCCCGTCAGGGTCGCGCCCGACACGGTGATGGCGGTCGAAGTCTTGGCCAGCGTGTAGCTATTGCCACCGGAGCCGCTGGTCGTCGCCAAGCAATAAACGACGGTCGGCGCGCTCGCAGGGTTGGTATAGGACATCACCGTGAGCAAGGGATTGCTCGAACTCGCCAGGAACGTTTGCAAAGCGGCGGCGGCGAGTGCGGCGGTGCCAGGAATATTGATCTGATTGCCGGTGGCGCCCGAGGTCACCCAGGTGATGACCACGCCATTCACGGTCACCGTGTCGTTGTTGGCCGGCGCGGCGCTGAAGGTGATCGTGCCGAGCGCGGTGGTCGCATTCAGGAGGCTGACGGTCGACGCCACGCCAGTCGACCCGGCCGACGTGATGACGAAATTATTGTAGATGCTGTTGTAGACACAGGTCGTGCCAGCCAGCGCGGTGTTAAGCGCCGTCTGGATCGTGCTCGCGACCGCATTGAGGTTCGACGCCGCAGAGAAATTCAGGCCGGTGATATTGTTCGGCACGCCATTCAGCGTTACTTCAAACGAGCCGGTGGTGATCGCCTGCCAGGTGGCAATGGCCGAGTTCGCGGTGGTCAGGCCGCCGCCGATCAACTGGCCCGAGGCCGCGGCCTGTGCCCAGCGGCCGATCAGCAGCGTCGTCGGCGCCGGCGATTGGCCGAACCAGAGCGACGCGGCCAGATATTCGGGCGCGACGGTGCCAAAATCGTTGGCCACCGCGGTCAGCGAATTATAGGTGCGCAGGCGCTGCGTCAAGTCGCACACCTGCGAGGTGCCGACGATCAGCGCGTTATTGAAATTCTGATAGGAAGCGCCAGAGGGTGAGACGTTCACCGTGACGTTGATGAGGCGAGATACGGGAAGTCCCAGACTGGACATTGCTTAGTCTCCTGTCGTGACAGCAGTGATGGTTTCGGTGACGCCTGCGGCCGGCTTACCGTTGTTGTCGATGGTCACCGTGCCGTTGGCCGAAACCACGTTGAGGATCGGGTAGGTGCGTAGGATCTGGCGGCGCAGACGGAACATGAAATCGGCGCGGTAGAACCAGCGCTCCTTCAGCAGGGTCGGCACCGTGATCACCTGCCCTGTGTCGAGAAGGCCGGCGTTTTGGGCTCGCCAATATTCCTGGCTTTGCGGCACCTTCAGAGAGCCGCGTAACTGCTTGGCATAGGACCGAGCGTGGGGGCCGTAGAACTGGGTCTTGATCTCGACCGTCTCGTGTTCCTGGAAGGTGTCCTGGCCCGTGCTGTTGCCGGAATGGGCGCTGTACCCGTACTGATCAGCATCGGCCGACGAAACCAGATAGCTGGCCCAATTCGTGCTGAAGGGCGGCAGATCCGGCGGGTCAGGCTGCAATTGCGGACGCACGAGCGCGCCTGCCAACCCGGTCACGCCGACGATGTAGGCCTGGACGTAGTCGTCGAAGGCTTGGTCTTCGAGGAACTCATTGACCGTCGGGACGAGCAGCCCGCCGACCGCCGAGGAGGGCGCCGGCACATTCAGAAGCGTCAGAACCGACATCAGGGTGCCGCCTGGTCGACCAGATCAATCGACGTGCATTCGGCCGAGATCATGCCGCCGCCGAAGTTCGAGAAATCATCGATAGCCCGCACGATGAAGCTGTCGCCATGCCAGGTGATCAGGTCGGGCTGATAGTTCGTGCCGGCGGCCTGTTCGGGGCCATAGAGCGGCGTCGCCGTGATGACCTTGATGGACTTGGTCTTGGACTGATACGCCTCCTCGCGGACCAACGAATTCGAGCTGGTGGGCTGCACCGAGGCGATGATCGGGAACGTCGTGGTGCTGGGCGTCGTGCGGCCGTTGGCGCCGATCACATCTTGGCGCCGCGTGACGGTGACCGTCTCGCCGGCAAGCATTGGGTCCAGCAACAGCTCGTTTACGTCCAGCCAAGGCATCAGGTTTTCCGGATCACGAAGGTTATGGCGTTGCGCAGGGCGCCGGTGTCGATCAGCGTGTTGGTCCGGGTGACGCCGCGGCGCACGCGCGCCTTGATCGTGTCTTCCTTGAGCGCCGGCGCGATGTTCGAGTTGATCTTGTTCTTCGCACCCAACTGAGCGCGGTCACCGGCGGCATTGAGCGCCTTCTGCATGACGTCTTGCCGGCCCTCGGTGGCGGCCGTGGCCGCCTGCTCGAGGTATTTGATGATCGCCGGCTCCTGATCCTTGATGCCTGGAACCAGGAACGGCCGCGGCGGAATGCCAGCCTCGGGCGCGCCGTTTTCGTGGATATAGCCCAGGGCGGCATTGGTTATCGGGCCGTCGTCGGCGTCACGATCCGTCTGAACCGCCGGGATGCCGACCAACACCTGCTGCTTGGCAAGATCGGAAATCGCCTTGGTGAATTTCCCGAGCTTGTCGAGCGTGATGTCGACCTTGATCTTCACTTCTTTTTGGACGGCGCGGCGGGCGGCGGCGACGGATCCGCCACCGGATCGACAGCGGGGCCGGCCGGCCGCTCGGCGGTATCGGTCCGCTCCTTGACGCCGGGCGGGAAAATCTGCTGGGCGGGCGGCGGCACGGGGGCCGCACCGTCGATGCTGATGGTGATCATGATGGGGTGCCCTTAACGAGGAGGGATCAGCGGTAGATCGATGTCCCGAAGGCCCGGCGGCGTGGCGCCCGATAGCTCGGTCCGGAGCAGAAGGCGCGCATCATGGCGTAGAGCCGCTGGCCATAGGTGGTCAGGTTCCACTGGCCGGCGCCCTTCGACGCCGCCGCGGTGGTGTCATAGCCGATGCTGGCCTTGTCGAGGCTCTTGGAATTGACGGGCCCCGTCGCTTCGCCAACCACCTTGCCAGTGGCCGCAGCCGCGGCGTCACGCGCTTCCAGGACCATGAAATGAGCGACGTAATAGGTCGCCGCCAGGTCGAGGTTCTGGCCGAACCGGCAGGGATTGATCTGCTGATAGGCGATGTTGATCCAGAAGTTGACGGCCGTCTCGGGATAGGTCGTCGAATTGCTGAATTCAGGGAGGGCCGCGATGAAATCGGCATAGGCGATGGTCATGCATCCGCTCCCTTGCGCGCCCGGACGTCAGATGAGATGGAACTGGCCCCGAGGGGCTCAGTTCATCGCCTCGATCTGCATGAAGTTGAACACGATGTCGGCCGCGGTGGTGCCGGCGTTGCCGGTGATAGCCACCAGGATCGGTGCATTTTCGGGGGCAGTGACCGCCGAAGGCGCAACTAGGGCGCCGACCACACTGCCGGCCTGCGCCTGCTGGTGGATCGCCTGCTGGGTGTTCGACCCGGCGGCGCCGTATTTGAAGATGTCGGCGCCCAAAGACCAGCCGCCGGCCGCGCTGGTGGTGTTCAAGACACCCGTGTCGGCCACGGTCGTGCCGCCGGTCACCACCTGACCGACGACGGCGGTGGTCGGGTTGAAGATGATCTTGCAGCGCTTCGCGTTGGTGTTCGAGGCGATCGTGCCCATCGCGGTGATGTTGAGGCCGCGGAATGCCTGATCAAAGCAACCGGCCGGCAGGGTATATACCGCCAGCACATAGTCCGATCCGGTTCCGGCCGGCGCGACACCGGCGGCGCTGATCTGGACATTGATGTTTCCGCCTTCGCCGATCTGCGGGGAGGACGAGGCGAAAGAGGCCGCGCCGTTGCCGAAATAGCTGCCGATCACGGCCGACTGCTGGGCGTTCAACGTCACGTCCCCGAGGGCCGTATCCAGCAATTTGAGAAAGTTACGCATAGGGATACCCTTTCTGTTTCAGACGCGGCTGATCGTTGGTCAGTCGCCGTCGGGAGTGGCGTAGATGACGCCGTTCTGCACCATCGGGCTGCTCTGGTTCTGGGCAAGCCACGCCGCCCAGAACCCAGCATCGACGCCGGGCGTAACCGCGCCGACATCGACCGACACGCCGTTGACGGTCAGGATCGCGCCCATCGGCAGAGTGCAGGCGACAGTGACGGTCGACATTTACGCGGCCGTGGTAGTGGCAGCTTCGGGGGCAGTCACGCCGCGGCCCTTGGGCGCGCGGGCGTCGCCACTCTGAGCCAGCGGCTCGAGACCGCTCTTAATCTTTGCGCGGTTGCAGCCTTCAGTCTTGATGTCCTCAGCCTTGGCGGCAGCGAAGATCAGACCGCTCTTGACGATGGCGCTGTCCTTGTTCTGCTCAAGCCATTTGGCCCAGAAGTCGGCATCGACGCCGGAGGTGATGGCAAATCCGCCCACGATCTGATGGCGCGGCGCCTGCCCATGGGGGACGGCATTGCCGTTGATCTGGACTGAGGTGCCGGCGGAGCGCGCCACCTTGACGACGCGCGTGCCGCCGCCGATGACAGCTTCGTCGCGTTCCTCCATTTCGAAGACGCGCAATTCAAGACCATGCGGCAATTTACAGCCGACCGTGACGGTACCAGCCATGTGAAACTCCTGAGTTTTGTGGGGCGGAAAACTGAGACGCGGATTGGCGCTCAATGAGGTGCCCGGAAAAATCCAGGCACCCTTTCAACGTCAATCGCCTGTGATCAGACGCCCAGCATCTGGGCGATGGCGAAGGGCTGGCGGATGACCGCGCCCCAGGTGCCGGCCGTGATCTTCTGTTTGAAGGAAGACATGGCGCGAACGATGGGGTGAGCCCGCATCTTCTCGTTGAAGCTGCAGAAGCCGGTGTCCTGCCCTTCGACCTCTTCGGCGATGATCTGAACCAGATTGCCGCCGGCGAGACCCTGGGGATTGGAGGTCGACAGAACACCGTACTGGATGGCCGTCTCGATCCGCAGGTTGGGGAAGGATTCCTTCAGCATGTCGCGGACCGTCAGGCCGAACGAGTTGGTGAACTTCAACGCCACCGACGATGCAGGCGAGAAGGCCAGCACCAGCTTGGTTTCGTCGTCGATCAGGCCGTTGGCCTGGCTCACCAGCTTTTCGTAGATCGCCAGGATGTCGTTATAGACCTCGTTGGCGGTCGCAGCCGGCGCGGTGCCGTTGAACCAGGTGGTGCCGCCCCACGCCTTGGTGGCCGGGGTGAGCGCGCTGGTCAGGTTGGGGTCGTTCAGCAGGCCATAATTCTGCAGGCCAGAGACGCCATAGAAATAGGTCAGGTTCAGGAACTTGTGGAGCACGGTGGCCGCCGCTTGGTCGACCTCCGAAATCCAGTTGATCCGGGCCAGACCGGCACGCTCCAGTTCCCGCTCGCCATATTCCTTGACGGTCTGGAACAGGTAGGCCTGGCGCTGCGGCCAGTTGGTGTTGGCGCCGGCGCGGCCGTTCTCGTTGTAGTCGCCATAGCTGGAGACTTCGCCGGTGTGCTCGACGGTCGGGAACATGATCGTCTCGTCGAGCCAGGTGCCCTTGCGGGCTTCGCCGAAGATCGCCGCCGCCCGGTTGGGGGCGAACAGGATCTTGAACACCGCCGGGTCGATCATGGCGGTGAGCATGGCCGGGACGGCGGAGTTCGGATCGCCCATCAGGCCCGGCTGGGCGTCCATGGCGAGGCCCGCATTGCTCAGGCTGTCCATGGCCAGGTTGAAGTCGCGTTTGAACGCATCGGGCACATAGGCCCGAACGCCCGGCAGATAGACGCCACTCGCCTCCAGCATGGCCTGATCGGCATGCCACGCGGCTTGGGCCTCCTGAATATTCACAAAACTCATGGTGGTTGCTCCTTAGCCGAGGGGCTGCGACGAGATCTTGACGAGTTCGCCGGGGGCGGCGGACGACATCGCGATCCACTTCGTTTGGACATTGGTGGTGACCGCGATGCTGGTCGCGCCGACCACGGTGTTGTTGTTCACCGCATAGGTGCCGGCGCCGCCGGTGCCGGTCAGGAACTGGCTGATCGTGGTGTTGGCCGCGACGCCAGTGCCGGACAGAAGGCCGCCCAGCGCGATGGTGCCGGTGACAGTGCCGCCGATGGTCAGGGTGCCGTAGGTGCCCGAAACCGTGGTGGAAGCCACGGTCTGCTCGGGGATGCTGACGGCATAGGTGCCGACGCCGCCCGTGGTGCCCGACAACTGCAACACGATCTGGGTGCCGGTCGCCACGTTGGTGCCGGAGATCGTAGCGCCGTTGACCAGCGTGCCCGAGGTGACGTTGGTCACGGTCAGCACGTTGCCGCTGATCGAGCCGGTCACCGAGAAGGTGCTGGCCGCCACGCTGGACGAGCTGCCGCTCGCCGTGCTGGCCGAGTTCGCCGCCGCGAAGGACGCCAAGCCGTTGGCGAGGTTCGCATAGGCATACTGGCCGGGCACGGCTTCGGTGGCGCCGCTGTTCTTGACCCAATAGTCGCCGCCGCTCATCAGAGTAAGGGGGAAGCCGCTCGGGATGGACATCGTGGCGTCCGACAGGAAGGTCGTAATCAGACCCTGCTGCTCGCGATGAACGAAGCCGCCAACCGGGCCTGAGCCAAAGTTGTTGACGATGGTGGGCGCGCTATCCTGGTCGATCGAGCTCGAGCTCAACCAGGCAAACGCGCCGATGGTAACGCCACTGGAACCCGCCACCAGACCGCCCGGACCGGCGAGGACCGAATACCGGGGATTGCTGCTGGCAAAGTCGCCCGCCACTGCGGGCGCGGGCTGGACGTTGACGCCGACTTGGAAACCGCCGCCGCTCATGTTCGTATCTCCTTAAAGATGTTCGATTTTGGCGGCGTCCGGGAACCGCTCGAAGAAGCCCTTGGCCCCTGCGGCGTCCATGGCCACGCTGGTGGACTGGACCTTGCTGCCCGGCTTGGGCTGCAATTCCAGAATGGTGCGGTAGGCCGACGGGTGGACCCCTTCGGTCTTGACGCCCAGCATCTTGAGCGCGGTGCCATAGACGGCATCGGCGCTGTCGCAGGCGATGGCGAGATCGCCGATCCAGGGGCGCACGACACGCTCAGCGTCGCGGACCTCCTGCTGGGATTTGACCGCGGTCTGGACGGCGGCGGTGATCGCCGCGTCCATGGCCTTCTTCGACACGAAGTCCGGCTTGTTGCCCTCGCGGGCCTTGTCGTTCTGGTTGTCGAGTTTCTTGGCCTTGACCTCGATCTCCTTTTCGTCGTCTTCCTCGTCCTCGGCAGCCGCATCGTCCGGCAGCATCTCGGCCAGCTTGGCGTGATGCTCGGGCGGCAGCTTGTCCTTGAAATAGTCGAGGATGGCGCCCTTGCCCTTCGGCTCGGCGTCCATGGTCTTGTCGTCGTCGGGCTGACCGGTGCCGGGCTTGATGGCCTTCAGCGGGTCTTCCTCGTCGAGACCTTGCTCCTCATTGCCCTCCAGGGCGTCGAGCAGCTTGGCGACGTCGTCGATGCTGGCGTCCTTGGCCAGCTTGCCCTCGGTCTGTTTGCGCAAACCGGCGACGATGCCAGCCTTCTTGTCCTTGAAATTGGTCTTGTTCACACCCTGCAACAGCGGGGTGACGTCGACCTTCGCGTCCTGAGCCAGCCGCGGCATGAGGAACGCCATCAGCGCGCCTTTGGCCACGGTCGCCTTCCGCGACAGTACGATGTTCGTCATGTCGGTACTCTCCTTGCTGTCGCCGACAACCACATCTGGCCCGGCTCTTCCTTCACGCACTAAGGCGACGTGATTACCCACCAGATCCCGCATCACGCCGTCGTAGGCTTCGCCTTCGTGGGTGCCGGGTGTCATGTCCGCGCGGTAGCGATAGGCGCTGGACAATTCCTTCTTGACCTCGCTCTCGATGTCGTCGATCGCGTCGCGTGCCCAGAAAATGAGGCTGTTCGAGAGGTACGGATCCTCATATTCGGCATCGGTGCCGGTCGAGCCGATCACGAGGTCGGGCTGATGGTCGTCGGCTGAGACGGGGACATGCCGCGAGAGGATCGGCAGATTGTTGAAGGTCGATGCGGCCTTCTTCAATTCGTCGGGATGGCGGAGCAGCTTGTAGCGTTTGGCCGGGTCGAGCCCCAGGGCCTCGAAATCCGGGATCTCGCTGCCGAGGTACTCGCAGATGTTGGCCTTGCTGATGTTCGACTTGTCCAGCCGCAGACGGCCGTCAGCGTCGTAGGACCGTGCGGTTGCCCGGTCGAGCGCCATGCCGTTGGTATTGGTGATTTCAGTCATGATGGCTCACGCGCTCGATCTGGCGCTCGTCGATCTCGACAAAAGCGCTATCGTGAAGCACTGGGATATCCCCAGGCGTGACCCAGAGCCCATCAGCACCGAATTGCGCGATGGTGAACTCTGGGTCATCGCGGAAACGGCGGACCCAGTAGAAGCCGGGGGAGCGCATTAGAAGCTCATGTACCCGGCAGCCGAGCAGTAGAGGCTGGTGCCCGCAGTCACCACCTTGAGGGACATGGTGGAGTTCACCGACCCGTAAACCGGGATGCCGCCAGGAGCCTTGACCGCAAAGTTAGACGCCGAGGCAGGAACGTACCTATCCCAAATGACAGAAGCGCCATCAAGCACTTGGATTTCTGAAGCAGTGGCGGCGCTGTTGTCGCAATACAGGGTGTCCAGGCTGTTGACCTGCCCACCGACAGCAGCGTGTAGGGTCACGCTCGTCGCCGTGGTGATCGGCGTCCCGTTGGTGCTGTAATTCCATGTCATTTCGCGCATGGCATAGGGCATCACGATAACGTCGCCAGCCGAGTTCGTCGTGGGGGTGATAGCGACATTGCCACCGCCGACATACACAGCGGCGGTTTGGGAGCGGAAGTAAGAATAGGGCGTGGCAATCATTGGGGTGAAAGCTGCCGCTCTCAGATACCCAAATATGGTACTTACTTCTGTTGCACCGGCGGAGGCCATCACCCGCATGTATCGATGATGGATCGGTCCATCAAACACGCCGCCAGCAGTCGGAAAATTACCAGCAAACGCGCTAGTGCCCGTCTCTGCCGTCTGCCCAGATGCACTGACCCAATTTACCTGGTCATCGCTCTCTTGCATGACATAGACAGCGCCGGAGCCGGATGCGTTGATCTGCCAGAAATCCCAACTTCCGGCGCCCGCCGTATCAAACGGACCCAGAACAACTTGGTTGGTGCTGGGGTTGGTCACCAGCCCGCTGGAAAGAAGGCCTCCGGTGCAGGTTCCCGCAGCCAGCGACGCATTCACACCCGAGCAGATAGAGAAGTTTTGAGCTTCCGCATCGACGTTGGGGCCAGCATACGAGGGAGCGCCGGCAAGCAGCAGCGCTGCCGCGCAAAGCAATGCACGGATCATGTGGGATGTCCTCAGGGTGAAGGCGTGGTGGTGATCAGCCGCCTAGGCGATGACGTCCGGCAGGATCGGCTCCGGCCAGCAGCGGCAATTCCAAATCATGCCTGGATGGGCGTGGTGACCTGGGTCGCATTCCGGCGGGTCATCCCACCGGTGAAAGGTTCCGTTCAGGGCCCGGTGCGAAGATCGAACATCCGTGTCGGCCGAAGTGCGCCAGATATATCCTTCCGAGCCAATATGCTGCGCCCTGGCCATCGTCAAGCCGGATGAGACGCGGGCAATCTCAGTGCGGGCGATCAGGTTGGCGCGGCTGATCGTGACCTCGCCAGTGCGCATGATCTCTTGGGCCAGCTCGCGCTGCCGGGCGCCTGTCTCGGTATGCGCCTCGAGGGCCAGCTTCTGCACCCGCTCGGCCGCATCACGAGGCAGGCTGGTGATCAGCACCACTTGCTCGTCGAGATATTGCCGCAGGACCTGGCCGATCGGCGCCGACTGGATTTCGAGACGCAGGTTGCGCGATATGTCGCTGGACAGCGCCGCCCAGGCCTTCTCGTCGCGTTTCATCAGATCCGACAGCATGGCGCTGGCCGCTGATCGGGCCCAGGCGCTGATGATCGTCGAATAGCCGGACAAGGCTTCCTGGCAGGCTTGCATCGACGTCAGGTCGAGCGGATCGAAGGCGCCGGTCAGTTGGCCGATCTGCCTCGCGATCTGCCGCAGCTTCCGCGCATATTGGAATTCGGCACGCCGCACCTTGGCGAAATAGGCCTTTTCCTTGCGCTTTCCGAAGCGGGCGTCGTCGAAGGCGAAGTTCAATGCGGTCTCACCATTGGGGAAGGACGAACGATACCACCTGTTTCACCAGGCAGTTAAGAATTGTCCTCTTCCCACTCGATTTCGTAATCGACGGCGCCGCCGCTGGGGATGGTGTTGCCGCCGAAATTGATGGCGATGATGTCGGTGGTGCCGCGCAGGATCGCCGCCTTGTCCTGCCTGATCGCGAAGTCGCGCACGACGGGCAGCGGCGCGGCCGTGCTCAGGTTCAAGAACAGGCGATCGGTGGCCATGGCGCCAACGGCGGTGCCCAGGCCGGTGGGGTTGGCCGAATAGACCGCGACGGCGGCGGAGGCGGCACCATCGTTGATATCGTGCTTCACCGCGGTGGCAGCGCTGCTGGCGCCGCCCGTGTTCACCGCCGAGCGCCGGATGAGCTGGACGGGAATGGCGCCAGCGGTGGTGGCAATGCCCGACAGCCGGATCGATTTCAAGCGGACCGTCTTCGAGCCAGAGCCGGTGATGGTGATGAAGTCGGTGCAGGCGGCGGCCGGAGTGAGGCCAACGCCGGAGACGCGATAGGTCGCCTTGGTGCCGTCCGAGCTGACGGCCGCCACGCCGATGGTGCCGGGGGCGGCGCGCTGGCGGTCGATCGTCGCGCCATTGAAGAGGCCGGGATTTTCGATGACGACATTCTGCGGCGCGCAAGCATCCGTCGTCGCCGCGCGCTCAACGAAGTACAGCCCGGTGACCGGGTCGTACAGGGCCTCTTCCTCGATCCCCACGCCGATCGGCAAGAAGCCGCTGAGGCCGGGTCCGTCGGCGGAGAAGGCGTCGTAATAGACGGTGGTGTAGGTGTTCGCGAGCTGGATAGCCGACAGCAGCGGCACCGTGTTGGTGCCCTCGACATAGCTCAGGTCGACATAGACCGCCTCATAGCTGCCCGACGTCGGGAAGGATGCGGTCGCCAGCATCACCTGCATGCCGGCCTTGAGACCGGTATTAGCGCCGATCGTCAGCGACAGGCTGCCCTGGGTGCCGCCAGCGCTGATAGTCTGGCTGGTCTTTCCCTTGCCCTGCAGGTTGCGGGCGCGGTCGAAGCTGCCGCCGCCGGGGCCGCCGCCATTGAATTCATATTCCGCCGCCACGGCGGTGCCAATGCCGGCCGCGCCATCTGCCTCGCCGGCGGCATCGCGTTCCTGGTTGTAGACGAAACCGCCGACCTTCGAGTTGGTGCCGTGGCTCTTGCCAAACACGGCCGAGAAGGTCGTGCTGGTCACCGAGGTGACATAGACATATTCCTGGTTGGCGCCCGTATCGATCGACAGCGTCGATCCCTGCTGGATCGACCAGGGGACGCCGTTGATGGTGCCGGACATGGCGCCGGGGGTGACCGCCTGCGGGCTGGCATTGGCCGTGATCGCCAGGGCGATCGACGTCTTGAACGACATGGCGAAATTGGCGGCAGAAGCCGAGATGCCATTGGCCGGGATGCCGTCTTCACCTGTTTCGCGCTGGCGGTCGAGATTGCCAGCGACGTTGAGCAACTGAGCCACGCCGCCCGTCAACTGGCCATAGCTGGTGCCGGTCAGCGCCTGATTGTCGGCATTGTGGAAGACCGAGGCGGTGAGAACCCGCACAATCCCGGAACCATCCTGACCACCAACGACCGCAGCGGTGTTGCCGGAGGCCGACCCGACCGTGCCGGTGCCTTGGACGGCGACCTGGCCAGCCGAATTGACGGTGGCGACATTGGCGGCAGTGGCGGGATCGGCGATAACCATGGCCTGGCGCGAGGCTCCGCCGGTTCCCGAGTTGAACACGTCAACCGAGGCGCCCGTTCCGGGGGTAACCGTGATGGCAGCTTCGACGCTCATGACTTCTCACTTCCTGGAGATGCGTTGTCTTCGTGTGGGTTCGGGGCGCCAGGGCCATGATGGCCGCCCGCCGCCGACCCCGGCGCCCCTGGTGAAGCGCCGAGAGGCTCAGGCGCTTCGCCTTGGAATTTCGATGATGATCGGCGTATAGTGTTCCCGAACCCGCTCCCACCTTGGGCAAGAGCCGAAAGGCCCATCGTGCGTAGACCGGCCCGTTCGTATGGGGGTTGGCCGAATCACCGGGTTCTCATTTCCCCTCTTCCTGCTCAAAGCCTGTCACCAACCAGTGACCAGCTTCCCCATGGAAGTCCGGTGAAAGAGATGCCACCCAGCCGCCATGCGCGATCTGAACTCGCGTCCGACCCTGCCGCGTGACGCCGACTGACACTTTGCCGTGGGCTAACACGTCGGACATTTTCTTGGCCGCACCTTCGCCTCGCTTGGCAATGATGTGCGCAATGCCGCCGTTTTTGTCGCCCCAGCGGAAGTCGATCGCGCCTATCTCCGGCCGCGTCATGGCGCTCATGACATCGGCCTTCGACGAGATGACCTTATCCATCGCCTCGGCGCCCTTGGCGGCTTCGGCGTGCGGATCGAACTCGCCACCGCCCTGGCCACCGGAGCCGAACTGGCCGCCTTCGCCGCGCGGGTGCTTGGCCTCTTCCCATTCGCCGTCCGCGCCGAGATCGCAATCGGCGGCGGCCTGGTCATACTCCTCGGCACCGGGCTGCTTGCCAGCTTCGCCAGCGCCGCCCAGCAATTCGGAGATATCCGGTGCTGGCGTATCGTCGGGGTCCAGGCCCTGGTAAGGGCTATCGGGATCGTCGGATAGCCGCTGGCGGGCGTCCGTCGCCGAAATAATGCCAGCATCAACCAGAGCGGCGTCGGTCTGCGCTTTGGTCAATTGCATCTCGGCCATTTCCTTCTCGTCCAGAGCGCGCAGCGGCTCGAATTCGAAGGTGATGTCCGGATCCACTTCCCCGAACTCGGAAAGCTGGATGAAACCGACAATCCGCGTCAGATTGGGGCGGAACAGCGTCTCCTGTGACGAGTGTATCCAGTCCTCGAAGGTCCGGATCTCGCCTTCGGAAGAGGCGTTCAGACCGGCCGGCTGGATGCCCAGCAGTTCGACGATCGGGATGCCCGACACTGCGGCCATATGCTCTTGGGTCTGCGCCTGCAGCTCATGCAATCCCGAGAGAGGAGCCGCCACGTTGGCGAAATCCTCAGTTTCCTTGTCGACAATCATCACGCCGGCATTGTCACGGCAGGCGTTGAAGATATCCGCCCGCTTCATGACGTCCTCGCCATTGAGTGCGAGGGATTCTAGGGCGTTGGTCTTCAGCACGAAAACCGAGAAGGAGCTGATGATGTCAGCAACGCTCTGGCGGGTGCGCAACCAATTATCGACGTAGGGCTTCGCCATCTGGGACAGCGACAGGCCGCCGAACGAATAGGCCGGCTTCAGCAGGTCCGGCACCTCGCGTCCGATGAAGGTCAGCAGGCGCGATGCGTGGATCTCCGTGCCCATGACGAACCAGGCGTTGGGCTTGTACCATTCCGGCTTCAGCGGATTGTTCGAGTTGTAGCTGGTCGGGTAGCACCAGACCGCCTCGATCGGCTTCAGGCGCTTCAAGCTTCCCTTGGCGACCTTCGACCGGCTGATTTGATCGTGACCATCGCCGATTGGCGTCTTGAGCTCGTCCCGGTCATCGGTGGTGCCGAAGTCGAGATAGAGGTGCCCGCGCCCGAAGAAGCCATCCTGCTCGGCCGCCTTGCGGAAGACCTCGCGGACATTAAGCCGCTTCATCGCCTCTTCGATGACAGCGATCTTGTCGCCCTTATCGTCTTCGCCTACGGCACGGAACTTGATCCACTTCCGGGTCATATGGCGGGCGATCACTTCGCTGATGCGCCGATATTCCGGGCGCTGCGCCAGCTCGGCCAGCACCGGATAGCCGATGAAGGTCTGACCCTCGATCATGGCCCCAGCGAGTGCGGTTCCCGCCCAGCCGGCCAGGCCGCCGAACGGATCGTCCATCGCCATCTTCGGCGCGACGCCGGGTGGATGCTGCGCCATCTTGAACAGGCTGACGGCATCCTGCGCTGGCACGCCTTTCGATGACCGGCGCATGCGCGCACGGACCATCGCCATGTCGCTGATATGCATCTTCGGCCGCTTGCGGGGAACCCGAGGCTGGCGAGCCCGGCCGCTGCTGGGGGCAGACGTCACTATCGGCGCCGACGCTTGATATTCGCCAGCGCAGCGTCGCTGATCGTGAGCCGGCCGCCGCCGGGAGCGAAGGTCGTCGCCAGCGCATCGGCAATATCAGGGGATCGCAATCCGCGGGCTTTCATCTCGTCCTTGCTCTCCACAACGATCCGGCCGGAGCTATCGAATTTGTATTTGACGCTGGCCAGTTCGCCCGCCAGATCCTGCGCATGTTCGCCCTCGGCGCCGACGAACGACGGCTCTTCATCGGCCAGCCAGTCCCGCATCTCCAGCCACAGATGATCGCGCAGGCGCAGGCCTTGGGCATCGATCTTGGACTTGCGGCGCTCGGGCGCGGCCTCGGCGACGTTCACCGCCACCACCGGCTGCTTGACTTCCTTGAGGCGGTCGACGACACCGGCGCCGACGCCGATTACGTCCACATGGATCGCGTCGGCATTCAGTTCCCGACGCAGCGCCACGGCCCGGCCGGCCGTCACCATCGTGTCTTGTTTCGAGGCGATCTCGATGTGCTCGATCGTGGTGCCGGCGCGCAGCACGAAGACCGTCCGGTCATCGCCGTAGCGCGCCACGTCAACGCCGAGGATCCGTTTGCCGGTAGACGGCCTGGGCTCGCGTGTCAGCGCCGCCTCCGCCGCCTCGAGCGGGATCAGCACGTCGTCATCCTGCTTGGGGAATTCCCCGTCGGCGCGCACTCGGACGATGTTCGAGTTTTCGCCGTATTTCTTGACCAGCGACGCCCGATAGCCTTTGTCCACCAGCGGAGAATCGCTGCAGGAGAAATGGAGCGTCTTATAGGACGATCGGTCCTGCTTATGCGACCTGGCGAAGAAGCCGGTGTTGCGCGTCGGGTTGCCGATCATCAGCAGCCGCGCGCCCGGGCTCGACAGAGCGCCTTCCGCCACCTCGAAGATCACGTCCGGAACACCGGATGCCTCTTCGATCACAAACAAAATGGAGCCTCCGCCGTCGCTGCGCTGGATCGCCGCGTTGCCGTCCGCGCTGATATCGACGTCAGAGGCATGGAAACCTTGCAGGGCGTCGGGGTTTTCCTTGCGGCTGGTGCGCGCCACCGCGAACCATTCGGTCGGCGCGCCCTTGTCATAGACACGGTCCTGAGTGACGCCGAACAGGCTCGACAGCCACAGTTCCGAGGGCAGGCCATCGGCCTTCGCCTTCTCGTCGCCGCGGCGGATCCATTTCGCCAGTTCCGCCCACAGCACGCTGTATAGCTGGCTGGCCGACGGCGCCGTGGCGACGATGCGGCTATAGTCGAAGCACTCTAGGTGCCAAAGGATGATGCCCGACGTCGCGCCCGATTTGCCGACACCGTGGCCGGCGCGGGCGCTGACCTTGGCGCCGGAGGGTGAGATGGCCGAGAGCAGTTCGCGTTGCTGGCCGGTCGGGTTCAATCCCAGGCGGTGCCGGACATAGAGTTCCGGCTGCTTCCGCCACACGCCCCTCAGTTGCCGATACTGCTCCCGGTCATCCTTGGTGATCGGCATCGTCGGCCGCTTCGGCAAGGGTCGCGGCCAGCAGGCCCGAGACACCGCCGCCTTCGATCTGGATCGGGCCGCCGTTCTTTCCGGTGTGCTCCACCTTCTCTTTGAACAGCCCATGGCGCCGGCCAAGCATTTCGAGCCCCTGTGTCTTGGCAAAGCGGAGGGTGAAGTTTCCGTTCCTATCCCAGCTCCAACCGACAATGGCACGCCGCTTGTCTTCCGGCAGGGCGGCCACATCATCGGGAGACTTCACATCGATATAGTCCGCGGGATCGTATAGGGCGATCCGCCGCATCTCGATCTCGGCATCATCTGCCGTGGCCTTCAGGCGTTGAAGCTGATCGGCCCTCAGCTCGGCTATGCGTACCTTGACGTCCGGCTTCTTCAGCAGGCGGCAGCCGGCGGCATAGGCCGTCTTGGGTGAATAGCCGGCATCCTTCGCAGCGCGCGTGGCGTTGCCGTCGATAGTGTATTCGACGCAGAAGCGGCTTTCTTTGGGGGTCATAGTAGGCGCTCCAAGGCGCGGCCACTCCAGGGGCTCATAGGGCCACCTCCAGAGTGTTTCGGCTTTTCCGCCTTGTTGATTGCTTCGACTTATAGTGCTTCTTCCGAAAGCTATCAACAAAATGTTGTGTTTGCTCCTGCACCGGCGTCAGGCACAGGCAGTCGAGCGGGATCGGAACCGGCGTCATCACCTTGCACACGGGCAGGGCGATTTTCGGCTGATTATTCTTGTCGAAGCTCCAGCACGGCCCCTCATAGCCGGCCCAGGTGCCGGATTGGATCTTGAAGGTTTTGCCGAGCATCCAGTCCAGATCCGGTGTCTCGGATGTCTGCCTGATCAGCTTCTCGCACTCATAGCGCATGTCCTTGATCGCATCGTCCGACACCGGAAGCGGGTTCATCGGGCTTCGCATGATGCTGATCCATATCCCGCGCCGCTCGGCGATCTCCCTGATCTGCGATATCAGCCGCCCCACCGCATCGGTTCGGACGAAGAGATAACTCGGCAGGATGGTCCCCTTCACGGTCAGGCCGCATTCAGGCAGCACGCCCAGGCTCTCGCAGATCGGCAAGTAAATGTCCGCGTCTGGCCGGCCCAAATATTCATCGACCTCGACTTCCTTATCAGGCCGCAGTTCTTTGGCCACAGAAAGCTCACGGCCCGTCTCGGTGCGGATTGCGTACCATTGGCTCGACATACAAGATCCCCCGTCTCGACGCCACCGTTGCCACTAGGGGCGGTATGGCGTATATCTATGAACGGGATCGGCATCCCCATATTTAGTTAAAGCCCCGGAACCGTTGGCGCGGTCGCCGGGGTTTTTCATGCGTGCTTCATTGGCTGCCGGCCGAGATAGGTTGGTGCGGGCTCATCCTCGCAGCGTGCACTCCAGCCGTGTTGCCTGTGCTCCGCCCATTCCGGCGCGTCCTGTGCGGCTGTCGTATAGGTTCCGCGCGGAGCGATCCGCACTATGCCGTTGCGCGCCGCCCAAATCGCGATATGCGCCTCATCAGCCAAGCTATCGGCACCTAGCCATACCTCGGCTTCCTGATCGGGCAGCGCCAACAAGCGCGCCGCCAAGTCCTTGACGGTCATTTTCATCGCTTCACGCCCCTTTACGCTTCGGCCGCGCGCCATGCTGGCGCGTCAACTCGTTGATGATCGCCTGCCTGATGATGTCGTCTCGGACGGCGCTGATGCGCAGCGACACCATGTCGCTGTGACCGCGCCACGCCTCCCTGGCCCATTCGTCCATCTCGGCATCCGACATCGGGGTTGGCTGTCCTCGCCCATAGATCGACGACACGAGGCTCACGGCCGGCCTCTCTCAACAAAACTCAACATCACGCTGGCTCCTGTACTTGGGTGCCGGTGGCGATGGCCCGCGCTTCAGCGGGTTCTTTCCCCTCGATCCTGGCGCCCCAATATGCGAGCCGCTGATCGGGCGTCATCGCCGACGTGTCTTCCTCGATCACCGTCTCGGCAGGGGTTGTCGGCTCGGCATCGGTGAATTTCCGAACCGGCGGCCGGAAGCGCGGCTTGGCTGGCTTGGTATCTTCGTCGCCGTTGGCGATGATCCGAAGCCGCGTCGCCAGCCGATCTAGACGGCTGCGTTCCTGGTCGACGAACTCGGCCAATTCGGCATAGGCGGGGAACCATTTGAACCGGCGGCCGGCGCGCTTCAGGCTGTCATCGTCGCCAACCACGCCAAGCGGTATTTCGAGCAACTTGGTGTAGGCCGACAGCTTGGCCCTGGCGTCTTCGACCGACATGTTTCCGGCCACAAGGGCACCGACGGTGCTGATCCATTTCCGAACAGCGTCAGGCGGGGCCGGCTGGCACACCGCTTCAGCCTGAGCAACCAAGGATCTGGCGTGTTCCCGGTCGGAATTGGTGATGTTCGCCGGCGGCTTCCACAACCCAGGTCGGGTCTCATACCCATTCTCGCCGCAGAACCCTTCGGTTTGGTCTTGCACCAACCTATCCAAGCTCTCCGGAAGTGATAATTTCAACGAACCCGTTCCGAGGGCGATTGCCGGCTGTACCTCGATTTGCTGCCCCATTTTCCATTGCCCTCCTGATCCAATTTCGCCACGTCGCTTCCCAATCGAGCTTCACGCCCTTCTGACCGGGTTGAGACCGCCAATAGTCCGAAAATTTCAGCCATTCCCTCTCTGGGTCGGGATGACCCTCCGATAGGGCGAACGCCCGCCAGTCCTCGGGCAGCACAGCCCCTTGGGGGATGCGCGTTCCCCGCTTCGGCTTTTCGCCGAACAGATCGCCGCCATCGTTTTGGGAAGAAGGTTTACCTTCTTCCTTTTCCTCTATCTGTCTTCTGGCTTCTGGCTTCTGGGTCGAAGGTGGCTTTGAAACCACCCCGCCTACCACCTCCCCAGGTGGCAAATTTTCTCGTTTCTTTTCAGCGGCTTGTGACCGCCTCGAATTTGGGAGTTTCCCGCCTGTTTTTTGCGATTTTTCCCCGTCTTTCCTTTTCTTTTCATCACGGGTCATCCGACGCGAGTAGACCACGCCGCTGCGGGTCCGAGAGAAGACACCCGCGTTTTCCAGTTCTTCGAGCAAGCCCGGTATCTGGTCCACGGGGGTGCCTGCCAAGGATGCAAGCTGCATGTCTGTCGGCGGCCGTCCGTTGATGAGAAGTTGGCCGTAGGGGGTGGCCTCATGCATCAGGCACATGCATTCGATCCACAATCCGCGCGCCGCCAGGGTGCAGACACGCAGAGCTTGGTCCGCCCTCCAATCGGAGGGGTAGAATTTCAACCAGGGCTGTGAGGCGCTCATTCGATGGCCCCCTGGCCGTGCGGCAGGCCATCCCAGATGGCGCTGAGCGCCAACACCACGTCGTCCCAGCTTTCCAGCGGGAGGTCGACCGTCATTCCGCGCATGGTCGCGGACAGCCGGACTTCGCACCGGCAATCGAAAAGGCTCCAACCGTCCCGGCGCCGCATGCGGATGTGTTCAAGCGCGACGATTTCGGAAGCCATCACCATGATCATGTGTGCGCCCTGCGCGGCTGATAGCGCGCCCGCACCTGGGTGCGCTGTTCGAGGACGTTGCGGGCCCAGGCGACGGGGTGCGCCATCTTCCGCAGCTTGCCGTAGGCGATCAGATCAGCCGACGTCTTGAGCAGCGGCACCGCGTCCTGAAACTTCATGCGCATCAGCGTGTCGGCGGCGACGCCGGCGATCGGCGGGTGGCTTTCGACCTGGGCGGAGGCGAAACCGCTGGTTTTCTGGCTGGCACCGCAGGCGCATGTCATGACGGCCGCTCCGTCCGCCTTGGACGTGACCCGATGGCATTTCCGGCAGCGCCAGGTGGCGGCGACAGCGCGCTCAAGCCCCTTAATGCCCGCGTTCAGATCCCATTGCCGGTCGGCGTCATACATGCCGTGGCGGGCGGTATTGTTCACCAAGTCGATGATGAAGGCGTTGGTCTTGTCCTCATGCGGCCGGAGCGAGCGGCCGATCTGCTGCAGGAACAAGCCGGTGCTTTCGGTCGGGCGCAGCAGGATCCCGGTGGAGACGGCCGGGATGTCCAGGCCTTCGCCGATGAGCTCGCAGGAAGTCAGCACCTGGACGCGGCCGTCGCCCAGGCCGCTGATGGCGGCATCGCGGTCGCGGGCGTGCATCGACCCGTCCACCGAGGTGGCGCGCCAGCCGGCGGCGGCGAAGGCCTCGGCGACGTGGCGGGCATGCTCGACGGTGGTGCAGAAGACGACTGCCGGCTGGCCGGGGCAGAGTTTGGCGTACCAGCGCCGGGCAAACAGCGCCAGCTCGTCGGTGTCGGTCAGCGCCGCGATCTGGCTGAGGACATAATCGCCGCCGCGCTTGCCCACCTTCGACAGGTCGAGCCCGGTGGGCGGCGCAAAGACCTCGGCCGGGGCCAGATAGCCCAAGCGGGTCAACTCGCCGATCGACGGCCCCCGGACCATCCGCTTGAACAGCCCCGTCTCGCCCAGGCCTTTGCCATCCGTGCGGCAGGGCGTGGCCGTGACGCCGAACCGTCGGCGCATAAGCTGCAGGACGCGGTCCCATTTGTTGGCCACCGCGTGGTGCGCTTCGTCGGGGATGCCCAGGTGCAGCCGCTTCAGCCACGGCTCGAGTTCGCCCAGGCGGGCGCCAACCGTATCGATGCTGGCCACATGGACCTTATGGCTGGTCAGGTCATAGCCGGGGGCGATGATGCCGTGATCGATGCCCTCGGCCTTCAACCTGGCGCTGGCTTGGCGCAGCAACTCGATCCGGTGGACGAAGACACACATCTCCCAGCCGTCACCCAGCCGGTTGCCGATCACCTCGGTGAAGACGGTGGTCTTGCCGCCGCCGGTGGGCAGGACATAGAGCGGGTCTTCGCCGCGCTGCAGGCACGCCAGGATCTCGTTGACGTTCTTGGTCTGATAGGGGCGGAGTTGCGTCATGCCGTCGCCCCCAGGGCTTCGGGGATCCGTTCAAGGATCAGCAGGCGCTTCCACTTCGTGATGCCGCACTTCGACCAACCGGCCTTGATGAAGCAGAAGCCGGGATTGGTGCTTCGGATCCGGCGCGGATTGACGTAGGTGAAGTGCCGCTCGCCGGGCCACCGCCGCCACGCGAGATCATCGACCGATCGGATCAGTTCTGAGGAGAGGCCGGCACCCTCATTTCGGAAAACAGCGCAATTGACGCCCTGCTGGCCGTCGGCGCTGATGAACTTCCGCCACACGAACAGAGCGCAGGCGCATGGCGTCAGCAGCACCATCTTTTCGCCGGGGCCGACGTAGAGGCGCGGTTTTCGACCATCTGCGTAGCGATAGCGAGAATAATGCCGATCAAAGATGGCGCGACCGGTGTCATTGCCGTCGCGGACCTCAATCCAGGTCGAACCGCCGAAAAGGAATGGTTGGACGGCCGTCACTCAACCACCGCCCCGGGCAATGCCGGCAGTTTATCGTCAGACAACCACACATTCTCCTTGGGGAACTGGCCGTCACGGCGCCAATCGCGCGCGCGCAGGCCGCCAATCACTGCCGGCCGCAGGATGTGGAGGGGAATGCGCTCTCCGCCTTCGCGGCAATGGTGGCCGGCCAAGGACAGTTTGCCGGCGTGGGCGACGGCGAGGCGTCGATAGGTATGGCCCATTTCCGCCGACCACAGCATCGACCACATGACCCCGGCGCTGTTGCGCGCCCCCAGATCGGATGGTGAGCCATATCTGTCGGCCTGTTGAACGGCGCCATCGACGACTTCCAGCATTCCCCATCCGTGCGGCCGGTGGCGCTCGCAGCCTTTACGCAGATCGGGCGAAGGCAGCAGCCAAACCCGGCTGCAGACCGCTGCGTAGCGCTCGGCCTGGAGGGGAAGCCGCGTCGGGCTGTCGCCGTCCCCCTTGATCTCCACGGCGATGATCTCGCTGTCGGTGATGGCGGCCACGTCGAGCCGGCCGCCGCTGCTCCAGGAGCCGAGCCCCATTTCGCACAGGAGGGTGGCGTCGGCATGCTGTTGACGTAGCCAGTGGAGCGCCAAGATCTTCAGGGCATCGGCCTTCATTCGGCAGCCTCGCCGGGCGCCATGAGGTCGAACAGCGTCGGCATCGAGACTTGCTTCTCCGCCGCCTGCAGATAGTGAACCCCGTCGAAGAAGTAGCTGGCCGATAGTTCAGATGCCTGGCCGCGCCGACCTTTGAGGATAGCCCGGTAGGGGACGGTCATCAGGCCGCCGAAGGGGTCATAGACCACCTCGTCCTTATTGCTGTAGCGCTCGATCAGGCGATCAACGATGTCGAATTGGAGCGGGCACACATGCTGCTCGACGGCGCGCTTCGCCTGTTCGCCATTCAGCGTCAGCATGCGCTGGACATCGTGCCAGACATCGGGATTGTGGGAGCCGGGTGCCAGCGACATGAAGGTGCTGGGGAGCGCGCTGCGGAGGTCAAGTTCCTCGCCGATCTTGACGTGGAATTCGTAATCGTAGATCTGCGCCAGGCTGAAATCGGTGAAGGCGGTGGCCAGCTTGCCGGGGCCGAGCAGTGCCAGCTCCTCGGCGGTCATTTGGCGGTTGCCGCTCGACCGCCAGAAGGAGTGGGCGTCCACCTGCCAACGGGCGCGGGAATAGTCCGCCTTGTCCTTGACCACCGGAAGATCGGCGTAGCTGCGCGTCCGGTCGGTCTGCGGCTTCCTGACCAGCACCACATATTCGGGCGAGCCGACGCCCATCTTGGTGCCGTCCTTGCACTGCTCCGACCAGCCGAGGCGGTAGGTCTGATTGTTCTCCCTGACCACGTCGGTGATGATGGTGATCAGCCCCAGATAGTCGAAGCCGTGCCCCTTGATCCCGAATTCCGGCATGCCCGCATAATGTGCGATGGCCTCGGCGTGGAAGGGGCTGCTGGTCGGAACACCCTTCCCGGTGACATTGCCGAACAGGATCCGGTCCTTGACGTGGATGCAGGCGAGCCGGCCGGGCTTCAGGATCCGCAGCAGCTCGGGCGTGAGGAAATCCATCTGCGCCCAGAAATGGGCGTTGTCCTCGGTGTGGCCGAAGTCGTTATAGCTCGGCGTGTATTCATAATGGTTGGCGAAGGGAATGCTGGTGACGATCAGGTCGACCGAGTTCTCCGGCTGCAGCCGGGCCTCGGCGACGGCGTCGTTGTTGGCCACGCGGAACCTGTCGCTGCGGACTTCGATCCGCTCGACGCCGATCGACCGCGAAAGGGCTTCGTGCATGGGCAACTGGTCGAGCCCGAATTTCCTGATGATCTCGCTCATTTTCGCGCGCATCTCCCTGTCGCGCGCCCACTTCGTCTCCAGGTCGCGGCGGACCTCGCGTTCGGTTTCGGCGTAGATGACGTCGATCTCGACGGGGTGCTGCTGCTGGAAGCGCTGCAGGCGATAGATGGCTTGGATGAAGTCGTTGAATTTGAAGCCGACGCCGGCAAAGACGGCCCGGTGGCAATGGCGCTGGAAGTTGCAGCCGCTGCCGGCGATCACCGGCTTGGCCGCGAGGTCGCGGATCAGCCCATCGCTGAATTCGATGATGGCCTTTTCGCGCACGTCCAGATCCTGGGAGCCATAGACGGTGGTCACGCCCGGCAGCGCCGCTTCGATCGCGTGGCGCTCGGCCTCAAGGTCATGCCACAGCAGGAAATGGTTATTCGGCTCGGCCTTCCGGATCTCGACCAGCTTGGCGATGCGCGCCGGCAGGCTGTCCCGCTTCTCGCGGGCGGCATTCTGCACGCCGATGGCAGCGTCGCGGAACATGCGGCCCTGGCCGTCGCGCTCGACCTCGGTGCCCGAGATATCGACCTTGACCTCATGCCAGCGCACCACCAGCGGCGGCAAGTCATAGCCTTCGTCACTGAAGCCGAGGTCGGACGGCCGCTGGATGAACAGGGCCCATGAGTGGACCCACAGCCAGAACTCCTCCTCCTTGTGGGGATAGAGAGTGAGGTTGCCGGCCTTGCTGCTGTCGCGCTGGAAGAAGCGCGTCAGGGCCTGGCCGGTGTCCATGATGCCGAGGAAGCCGGCATAGTGGATCAGTTCCTTGAAGCGGTTGGGCGACGGCGTGGCCGTGGCCACATATTTGAACCGGACGCCCTCGAACAGCGGCAGGAACTCCTGGAAGGTCTTGCTGCCATAGCTGCGCAGACAGGACGCCTCGTCCAGGCTGGCGGCAGCGAAGAGCCTCGGATCGAGCTTGCCGTCGCGGATCGTCTCATAATTGGTGAGATAGATCAGGTCATCGCCTTCGATCTCGGCGGCCGAGCGGATGAACTTCAGCTTGACCGCGAACTCGCCGTGGAACCGCTCGCGGGCGTCGCGGAAGAATTCCTGGCGCACGCCCAGCGGCAGGACGATCAGTCGACGACCGCCAATGTGCCGGCCGACCAGGCGCATGATCTCGATCTGCATGCAGGTCTTGTGCAGCCCGAAGGCGGCGAAGATGGCACGCCGGCCGCCAGCCAGAGCCCAGCGGATAATGGCCCGGCAGTGCGGCTTCAACTCGGGATTGATGTCGGCCAGATCGACGTCGAACCCTTCGGCTCCGGCGAGGCGGATCTTGGCCTTGAGGAAACTCTGATAGTCGGCGGCGGGCGCGATGGCGTTCATTCCGCGGCTTCCTGCGCCAGCATGACGGGCTGATAATTGGCGCGTACCAGCGCCGCGGCGACGGGCGGGCAGACGCTATTGCCGGCCATGCGGACTTGGCTGGCTTTGGATAGGGGCTTTCCCTTGAATTCGAGGTCGATGATGTAGCTGTCGGGGAAGCCTTGGGCGCGGAACAGTTCGCGCGGCGTCAGCATCCGCATGCCTATGTCGACGATCTCGTAATCCGTCCCCTCAATCGTCACCAGGCCGAAGCGCGGGAGCGATGTCACCGAATGCAGGGGCTCGTTGACCGGCTGGCCGATAGCGCCGGTTCCATAATATTTGATCAGGAAGGCTCGGACCTCGGCGAGATGGTTGCCCTCGGCGGCGATCGTCGCCGTCGGCTCTTCCGCACTCGTCGAGCAGCTTTCGATATGGCTGTCTTCCGTGCCGCGCAGTTTCATCAAGTGGCTGGTGACGACGGCTTGCTGGGTTCCGGATGCGGTGATCGTGCTGATCGGTTCATCAGCGGGACGGCCCGGTTTCGGGTAGGTGTCACTGTTATGCTGGGCGAGATGAGCAGTCACCAGGTGGTGGTGATCCTGGGTTGTAACTGTCGAGATTGGGGCATCGGCCGGCCAGCCGGGCGTTTCATTGCCGCCATAGTGCTTGGCCAGGAACGCCGTCACCGCCGCATGCTTCTGATCGCCGACGACAGTGCCGAGCGGCTTCTCGACATCAAGGGCACGCGGCGCCTGACCTTCCCGTTCGCCATAGCCGGTCTGCACCATCGTGGCGGCGACGAGATTGAGGTGCGCGCCGCCGGCGGTGATCGTGTGGGTGGGTTTGTCCGCCTCGTTGAACGGCTTCTCCGCGTTGCGCATCGTCATCAGGTGCGCATGCACCAGGATCTGGTCGGCCTTGGTGGTGGCGGTGGACATTGGCGCTTCGACGGAGCGCGGCGGCGACTGCCCGGCACGGCCTCCGCAGCCGGTCAGCATCGCTGTAACGAGCGCGGATTTTCCGCCGCCGCCCGCCGTTACGGTCCCGGCCGGCTCGTCGACACCGTGCCCTACGCTTGCGCCGAATTGGCGCTGGATGTGTGGCGTGACGAGCGCGAACTCGCCGCGCTGAGCCGTAGTGATGGTGCGCAGCGGCTCGTCCGTGCTGTGATTTCGGCTATCACCCTGGTGGGTCACCGGGACGATGAACGGCTTCGGGTTTTCCAGCACGAAGCGCCGCAGCCCAGCCGCGATGCGTCGCAGGGTCGCCTCGGCGAGCGGGCGCTTGCGATCAAAGATCGACGGACACGGGATTGACCAGTCGATGACATCGCTGGCCGCCGTGCGATAGGCGAGCTTGCCTGGGCCATGCGTCTCTTCCGGCCACACGATGGGTTGACCATCGCACCGGGCGATCATGTAGAGCCGCTTGCGGATCGTCGGGGTGCCATAGATCATGGCGCGAAGCTCGCGGAATTCCAACTTGTAGCCGGTCTTGCGCAACGCGGCACACCAGCGCTCGAATTCCTCGCCCTTGCGTGCCGGATCGGGCTGGCCATCGGGCAGAAGCGGGCCCCAGGTCTTGAATTCCTCGACGTTCTCCAGCCAGATCACCCGGGGGCGGATGTGCTTGGGCAACTCGGCATAGCCCAGCACCACCCACGCCAGATCGCGGATGTTTTTCGACCGCGGCTTGCCGCCCTTGGCCTTCGAAAAATGTTTGCAATCTGGCGAGAACCAGGCGCCGCCGATCGGCCGGCCAGCGGCAACGTCGGACGGGATCGCCTGCCAGATGTTCTGGCACCAATGCCGCGTGGTCGGGTGATTGACCATGTGCATGGCGATGGCTTCTTCGTCATGGTTCAGCGCCTCGTCCGGCGATTGACCGGTCGCCATCCTGACGCCTTCGCATGAGCCGCCGCCGCCAGCGAAGCCGACGATGAAGATCTCGCGGCCCAAAGCCCTGCGGATCTCTGGCAGTTCTCCGAACAGATCCTTCATGCGACTCGCTCCTCAGCCCAGAGCAGGATGCCGACGGCATCCGCCTCGTCGAAACCTTCGACGGGGAAACCAAGGCGGCAGACGGTTTCCTTCACCAACTGCTTGCTGGCGTTGCCGTTTTTGGTCAGGGATTTCTTCCAGGTGCCGACCGGCACGCCCTCGAAGGGGATGGACCGCTCTTCAGCCCATGTCGCCAGGATGGCCAGCAGGCCGCCATAGACATGCGCCGCATCGACACCCTGGTGGCGCCGGACCTCTTCGAAGACGATCTGATGGAAACGGCCATAGGTCGCCAGCATCTCGTCGAGCTGGCGACGGAAGCGCAGATAGCGCATCCCGCCGCCCTCGAACCTGCGCGACTTCAGGTCGATGGTGCCGCTGATGACGCTCCCGCCCGGTGGCAGCACGGCATAGCCGCAGCTTGTCCCGAGATCGAGCGCCAGCATCGCGCCGACCGTTTCCTTCCCCCCTGCCATGATGCGGGCCCTTACGCGACGTCGCCGGCGGTCTGCATGACGTCGGTGGTGCTGGCCGGCGGCCGGCTGAAGCCGACCACGTTGGAGCCGGCGCCTTCTTCGAAGATGCCCCCTTCATCGGTGCCGCCTTCGTCAGCGGCGATGCCCTCGGCCTCCATCCGCTCCAACTCGGCCTGATGTGCCTTGAAGCCCTTGGCGTGGCCAGCGGCGAAGGATTTCGCCATCACGCTCTTGGCGTGCCAGCCCTGCTGCTTGATCAGCGCCTTGACGTCGGTCTTGCCTTCGAGGCCGGCCTGTTCGCCCAGGTTATAGGCCCGGCCGGCATCGTCGCCGCTGTCCTGTTCAGGCGGGACGGCAACCTGTTCTTCTTCGCCCCAATCGGCCTCCGGACCATCGACGGTGTCATCATGCTGCCTGGGGGCGGCTTCGGAGAAGTTCACCTCGGCAGGACCACCGGCATGTTCGTCTTCATCGGCACCGAATTGCTCTTCGGCGAAGGTGACGTCTTCCTCGAAATCGCCGACCTCTTCGCCCTCGGCCTTGGTTTCGACACCGGCGTCTTCCAGCACGTCGAGGAAGTTGACCATCTCGCCCTGTCGGGCCGCCGTGAAGGCGCGCTTGATGTTAGATTGGATGCGCTTGCCCTCGGCCGCGTCTTCCATCTCCTCAGCCTGCCACCAGCGTTCGACGATCTTGAACACCAGCTCGAGATCCTTGCGGGTCATGTTGCTGGCCGCCTTCAGGTCGCGCCACAGAGCAGTGATCTCTTCGCCGAGGGGCGTGATGTGTTCGGCCTTCAGCGCCTCGACTTCGCGCTTGAGCGAATAGATCTTCTCGAAGGAAGCCACCATGGCGGGCGGCAGTTCGCTGGGGGATAGGATTTTGGCGGTGTCAGTCATAGTCGCCTCGCGGTGCTCGGGGTGGTTTGGAACTGGTTTCAGTCGGGCTTTTTCGTCGACCAAAGGCAGAGGCCGATGACGATCAGCACCCAGGCGATGGCGACGAAGCCGATGTATCGAATGAACGGATCGGTCAGCATCCGGACACCTCGCCGCGAAGCATGGCCGTCATCAGTTTCTGACGTTCGGCGATCACCTGGGCGGCACGGCCGCGGTGATCGAGCCGCTTTACCTGTCGGGGGAGGGCGAGGCCCTGGCGGGCGAAGAACCGATCAATCTTGACCGCCGGTGCGATTACCATCAGGGACCGCAGATAGCGGATGACACGGCGGGTCCGGCGAGGATGGGCGACGTTGCGCAGGAAGCGGGCGACCTGAGCGGCTTTGCTGGTGGTGATCGTCATTCCTTATCCCCCCTCAGCCGCTTGAGGGCGGCGCGAAGCTGGCGCAACTCGTCCTCGACCAGGTGGCGGGATAGCCCAATGGTGATGAAGCCGAGGCAGATGAAGACCATGAAGAGTTGACGGTCGATGTGGGGCCTGCGCCACCGGTGCGGACTGATGGCGAGCGTGCCCATTATTCCCGCGCCTCCAGGATCCGGAGGGCGTCGGCGAGGGCCTGGCGCTGGCGCACACCCAGGGATGGCGGCGGCGTCCGGCCTGCCATCACCAGGATGGCCTCGAACACCTCGTCGTCATTGCGCATGAGATTGGTCAGAGCAGCCCAAGCATCAGGCAGCGACACCTTGCGCCAATACTTCACCGTCTCGACCGGCCGATCTGCCGCATCAGCGATGACTTTCACCGGCCGGCTTCGAATAATCGCGCCGATCACGTTTTCCACATGATCAGGCGACAGGGGTGATTTTCCACCCCTCATGGAGGAAGTTTTCATGGCCACATCCGCGTAGGTTGAACCCAACGCAAACGAGGTGTTCCCATGCACATTCAGACTGTTCGCCGAGACATGACCGGAACCGTTGGCGCGGTTTCCGGTCCCCACATCCCCGCCATCGGGGACGCGGTTCGCAAGGTGATGAACAGCCTGCAGACCCTTCGTGTTGCGGCGCAGGCCAGTGGCAATATTCAAGCGCTTCTTGCCGCTGACAGCCTTGAGGCGATGGCCTCTGCCGAGTTGAAGGGCTGCCGCTGAAGCGCTCATTCGGCGGCCTCGCGCGGCTTAACCGGGAAAGGTTCCGTTGCCCCAATTTTGTCGCAGCCTTGGGCAAAAAAAATGATGCCGTCCGCGCGATCGAGATGTGCCTCCGCTTCGTCGGCGATGCTGACGACGTCACGCGGGCCGATCTGCTCAGGCCCAGATCCGTAAGGGTTAAATCCGTCTTTCGTCATGCTGCCTTCTCCCCGAAAATGTCGGGGCGCAGCGCCTCTTTCGGAACGCCGCCAGCCGTGGCCTTGTCGAGCAAGAGCGCTGTTTCGGCCGACACTTGATCCTGCTGCAACCAGAAGGAGACGTGCCCTTGGCGCTTGCCACAGAGCTTTGCCAGGGCAGTCTGCCCACCGGCGATTTCGACAGCTTTTTGGACGAGTGCATTCATGGTCATTTATGAATACAAGCAAACTTGTATTTCGTCAACAAGCAAACTTGTCATGCCCCGTGACAAGCGAAATTGTAAGTTTTCGGGATGACGGTGCTAGGCGAAAGAACGAAGACAAGGCGCATCGAACTCGGGCTGGTACAGGCCGACCTGGCAAAAAAGGTTGGGGTTTCCCAGCAAGCGATCGAGCAGCTTGAAAACGGAGAGGTGCAGCGTCCGCGCTATGTCGCGGATCTGGCGCAGGCGCTCGGCGTTTCTCTGAAGTGGCTGCAGGGAAAGACCGATGACAAAGCGCCGCATCTTGCCGCAGCAGATCTCGGAACCCTGATGGTACGTGGCTTCGTTCAGGCCGGCGTCTGGCGCGAGGCGCTGGAATGGCCTGCAGACGAATGGAAAGCTGTGCCGGTCCAGGCCACCAGCAGCCGCTATCCCGGTGTCCCTCTATTCGGGCTTGAGGTGCGCGGCAATTCGATGAACGAGATATTCCCCGAGGGGACGGTTCTCGGATGCATCAACCTCATCCACCATCCGGCCGACGTTACGCCCAGCAAGCCCGGCCGGCCGACCTATGTCGTGGTCGAGCGCATCAATGACCATGGAGAGGTTGAGGCGACCGTCAAGGAACTCCACCTTGATGACCAGGGCGTCGTATGGTTGGTGCCACGCTCGACCGATCCGAATCATAAGGCTTGGATCAGGGCCGACGAAAATGGTCACCTTCGCATCGTGGCGCTGGTCGCCACCGCAACGCAGGAGTTCTGATGCGGATCCTCGCCACAATCCTGATCGTCGCCGCCTGGGCAGGCGCAGCATCGGCGGCCGATGTCCCTCCGCCGCCAGATGTCGCCCAGCTCCTCGCCAAGGAGGATATGCTTAATGATCGGTGCAGAGGTGGCTCAGGCGATGACCCTGCGACCGCGCAGGCCTGCGCCGGCAGGGATGAGGTTTTCGACCAGATAACGGCCAAGGGATGGTGCTACGGCGAAGCCAATCAGCCCGAATACCAGAAGAAATGGCACAAGTGCGCCGCCAACCTGAAGAAAACACGCCCAGTTGTTGCGCGAGCCGTCGGACCTACTCCGGGCGCGATTCTCTGCGCCGACTATCAGACCGTCTCTGTGCTCTTACATCTCTATTCCCTGCATTGGGAACAGTCGGCGCAGGACACCTATTCGAACGGACAGTCCCAACTTGTGCGCGGAAAGGCGATGCCCGCGCCGGATCCTGCGGAGTTTGGATGCATCCTCGTCGAACCGGGCACAACAATGCAGCTCGAGACGGGGAATACCGTGCCGATCGTCGATGTCCAGTTGCCGTCGGGAAAAACGGCCCGCGGCGTGACGTTGCCCACCATGTTTGCTAACAAATAG